TATTTTTTATGTTCCCACCATTCATTTAAAAACTGCTTAAATGCATTTTGTCCTCTTTTGTCTTTGAAAACATAAAAACTAACCATCGGTTTAGCATATGATGCATAAAAAAATGTATAAGCGCCCAAGTCTTTAAAAGGAAGTATTTCTTTAGTCCAAGAAATATTGTGGAACAACAATTGTTTTGCTCTATCCGTGTAATATTCTCTTACTTCTTCTATGTTGTTTGCGTCTTTATTTAATCTAATATATGTCATATTTTTAATAACCCCTCTGGGTTTAATAGATTTTCTGGTTTTTCTTCGTTTAGTTTCCAAACAACTGTTTGTTTAGGAGTGTTTTTATATAATTCTAGGTGCAACATTGATGTTGAGTTTTTATTTTTATTTTTCTTTAAAACTTCTTTGACTGTTCCTACAACCATACCTTTTAGGATTTTTTGGCCTAAATCAACAGATGGTTCAATTTCACCATAAACAATAGTTTCATCAAGATAATCTGATTTGACCCATATAGCCATTGTATTATACCACCATGGAGTTGGTGGTTCGCTATATTCTCCGGTAAACCATTCTATATTAACAACGGTACCATCGTATAAAGACAATACTTTTGTACCTACAGGAACGTATATATCTATTCCTGTATGAATATCAAATGTTCTTTTTGCTCCAAACCACCCTTGGCTTTTTTTTGAAGCAACAGAATATTTTGTATTATTTGGAAATAATTTCAACATCTTTTATTGATATTTTTTGTAAAGTTTTATTTTCTTCAATTCGCTCATCGCACTTGTGCAATAAATCTGCAAGTGCTTCTAGTTGAATCCTGTCAATAATTGAATATGACTTATCTTTTTTCAGTTGTTCAACTGCCTGTTTTACAATGAGAGAATAAAACATGGCATTATCTCCACGAATAAAAATACCATGCCAATCATCATCAAACTGTACAGCGCCAGTTTCAATTCTTGTACTTTTAGTTTCTTCTACATCTTCCATGTTGTTCTCCTTGGTGAATTAGAGAATGATAACATGAAACATAATATTTGTCAAAGATATTTTTAAAACAAAAAGCCACAAACTTGTGTGGCTTTGATAAGTTATTTGTTTACACTCAACCTATTCTTTGTGCTGGAACGCGATCAATCATGGATTTGAGATCATATCCATATTTGTTTGCATCCGATGAAATTGCATCCATTTGTGATTTTGCGGCTTGAAGTTCTGATGCAAAATTATTATAGAATCCTTTTACGGATTTCAATACTAATCTTTCATATACGCCACGTTTTTCTTCTGGAATACCATCAAGATAAGTATCAAAAGCTACAAGTAAATCAACAATCGCAGCATAATAACGATGTGCAGCATTTGAGTGCTGTAAAACATTTTGTTTAAATGAACCTTCAAGTTTTTTGACGTTTTGAAGCTTGGTATCAAGTGCGTTTAATGCAGTTGATGGTGTTTTAATTTGTTGTGATGGGTCATATTTTTGTGTTCCCTTTTGGAACATCGATCCAAGTTTATCAAACATTCTTGCAAGGAATGGGGTTTTTGCTTTTGGATTTACTCCTAATGCTTGTGCTGGATCAAGATCATCGTCTTCTAAAACAGCTTCCATTAATTTAACATTTTCTTTAAGTATTTTATATGAGCTTGCACTTTCAAATAATTTTGTCTTTAATTTCTCTCCAACAAGTTCATTTACATGTTTAGCGGCGGCAGCAGCCATGTTTTCAAATCTTCCTGGATGTGATTCAAGATAATCGAGAACCTTTTGGCCTATTCTTTTATAAATCAAACCATCCATTAATTCTTCTTGGCTCAAATCTTCTGGTCTTGATGTTCCAATATTTTCCATCATAACATCAACCATTAAATCAATAATATGGTCTTCTAAATCAATGTTTATATCAGTGCTTGATGCATAATCATCTTCTCTGTTGTATCCAAATTGGTCATAATCGTCTAAGTGTGATTCTTTTATTAATTTTGGATTGATAAGTCTTTTTGTCATGGTGCATTCCTTACAATATAATTCTATATTAAATAGAAAACAAAAACATAAAATACAGCATGTTATATACTGTTTATTATACAATGAGCAAAATATCTGGCATATATATTATTAAAAATCTAAAAAATAATAGATTATATATAGGTTCTACTATCTGTTTTAAAAATAGAAAAGCTGAACATATAAGAAAAATAAGAAATAAAAATCATGCTAATAAGTTTATGCAAAATGATTTTTTAAAATGTGGGATTGAGTATTTTTCTTTTGAAATATTAGAAATTGTTAAAGATGTGGATTTGTTATTTGAAAGAGAAAAAGAATACATAGAAAAATATTATGATAATCAAATAATGTGTTATAATATTTGCAAAGATGCACGAGGAACTCGCGGAATTAAGATGCCAGAAGAAATAAAAATAAAAATATCAAAAAAATTAAAAGGAAGAAAAATACACAAAAATACACACAAAAGACTTTTAGACAAAACCAGGAACCCATTCTCGATTTCTGGATCAATTCATCCAAAACATGGAAAAAAATTAAAACAATCATCTAAAGACAAAATAAGAGAAAAATTAAAAAACCACAAAAGAACTAAAAAACATTGTGAAAATATTTCAAAAGCCCTAAAGGGAAAATCATTAAAAAAAGAAACAATAGATAAATTAAAAGATGGCAGAAGATCGGGAATAAAAAACAGTAATTCTAAAATGGTTGCTCAATATAGTTTAGATGGCAAACTTATTAAAATATGGAATTATATGAAAGAAGCATCTGTTGCAACAAATACTAAATTATCATCAATTAGTCAATGTTGTAATAATAAAAGAAAAACCGCCAACAATTATATTTGGCGGTTTTTTATATTATGTTAATTTTTCAAGCAATCTCGAAATTGCCTTGATTGGTGAGAGTAAAGTCGAGTGATAAAAATTCGAGTGTTTTTGTTGGAACGATGAAAATCTTTCCACGAATTGTCTTATTTTCAATATCGGCTTGTGTTGTTGTTGAAGTATCAATTCTTACAAGATATTGATCAACACCTTTTTGGTCTTGAATCTTTTTAAGAATTGGTTGTACAAGTTGTTGGAATCTTTCAAGTGTTGATTCTTTGTTTGGTTCGAACAAGAATCTGTTTGCAACTTTTCTAACTTGACGACGAAGGCTGAGCATTAATCTACGAACATTTACTCTTTCAAGTGAAGATTCGCTGGTTAACATTGTTTTTTGTCCCCAAATTACGGTACCGTCAGAACCTGGGAAGGCAACAATTGGATTGATGTTGTTTACATACAAATCATCCATGTTGTTTCTTGACAATTGAACAGCAGCTTCTTGTGTTGTTTCAAGTGCGCCTCTTGTAAATCCTGCTGGTGCATACCATGGATATGCAACTGCATCATTCTTTGAATATGCTCCAAGTGCAATAACTGAAGGTGGAACTTGTCGAATTACATTATTCACAGTATCGCGAACAATACAATCTGGGAAATATGCCGATCCAAAGGAAGAATTAATTCCTCGTTCTTGGAAATTATTGATTGTATTTCTAACGCTAACAACTTGTGTAGTTGCTGTAACATCTGTATTGTTTGTATCCATTTGTTCGATATCCATAAGATACATTGCATCAAATCTATTCTCGACGACTGCGAGAGCTTGATCTGTTAAGTATCTATGACGAATGCCTGGAATTGCAAGCAATTGCATATCTAACTCCGAGGTATCTTGTAAGATATTGAATGTCTTTTGGTATGTTTGAACTGTTGGACCTTGTGAGAATCCACGATTGGAATTGTTCATTTCTTCAACAATCGCTTCATTGGACAATGTATTTGATTTTTCATCAAAGATTCTTGTTCCATTGAATCCGCCTTGAAGCGGGAAAGTAAACTTACAAACTTGTCTTACGGTTGGATCAGAAAGATCGCTCATTGTAAGAGCACGAGTAAAGTTTACTGTGTCTGTAGAAATGCTTCCATTTCTTACATAAGACCAGCGTTGAAGATTGTTTAAATCTGGTAAGTTAGAGGATGAAACATATACAACTTTAATCTTATCAAGTGAGAAGAAATTGTTGTTGAATCTATCAGCATCAATTATACCATTTTGTGCTGTATCCGATGTTCCTTCGTTTTCGTATGTTACGAAATCTTGCCAATCTGTTTGGAAATCTGGGTAGTATTTTGTGAATCCAAACAACGAATCATTGAACACAGTTGTTGAGTTGGATTCTGTGACCGACATGATTTGTTCAAATTGAACACCCCAATACAATCCCTTGTCTCCTGTGTTGTTTGGTGAAGATCCCTTGCTTAGATTTAATCTAAATGGAACAGGTGGTTGAACAAGTTTGTACCATGGGTTTGTGCTGGACAATATACCTGTGTCTGAATATGCGCCCATTGGTGCGCTTCCAGAAGTCATAAAGTGTTGCAATCCTCTGAAACCAATTGGTAATGCAGATGGATCCATTTCTCCATTTGTAACTTCGTCGGCCATTTCTACGCGAATATACTTTGACACGTTTGGATAATCACCATTAATAACAATCTTTTGTTCGTCTGTAGAAGCTTCAAGATTGTAGAATGTGTGATAGTCGCCAATAACACGAGCAACATATTTGTTTGAACTTGGGTCAAGGCTTAAACCAGTCCAACGTTCAAGAACCTTCTTATTCTTATCGGTATCTGTTGCATCTCTGACAAGCAAATCGAATGTTCCATATGGATTTACGCCATTTAATGCAGGTGTAATTGCTTCAATAGAAATCTTTACTTGTTCATTTGGACCAGAGCCATCACTTAATGAATGAATCTTGAAAAGATTCTTTGGTTTACCACCAAATCGTTGTGAGGTAACCCATGGGCTAAATGCTGTTCTATAGCGATCTTCAAAGTTTTCAAAGTTTGGAGCATAAATTGTTCCACTGTTTCTTGTTTGTGAACCAGTGATAACAAATGCAATTCTTTCGTTTCCTAATCCATCAGATGCGGCAACAATTGCTGATGCGCCTGTTACTGTAGCAACAGATGGATAAATGTCAAAGTGAGAATACAAACAGTAGCCAGCTTTTTCAAGATTGTAAGGATCTTTATTGAAGATGTCGCCAAAGTAATTTGGGGCAGTAGGATCAAAGGATGCTGTGATTATATTTGGGTAAGAAAGATTTGCAGCCTTGTGACCATTTAAGAACATTACGAACTCTTGTTTGCCACTGGACAAAACAACTGAACCAGTTTGGAAACCTTTAACTGTTGCTGAGTTTGCAGTAACGTCTGGAGCAGTATTGTCTCCACCGACTGAGTTTGACAATGAAACAATAACGCCAGAAGCGGCCATAAGAACGCCTCTAATCATTGGAACGCCCACACCAGATAATCCAGCATCACTAAGGAATGTTGAACCATTTGATTCGCTCATGAAAGCGCCAAGGAAGTATGTTCTACCCAGGGTTCCACCGACATTTGCCTCTTGGTTATTCCCCAAAGCGCCAGAATAAATTGTTTGTGGTTGTTGGTCACCAACAACAAAGCCAGCATTTGTTACTTTTCCTTTGTTTAGACCACTTGTTGTACGAGCATTGCCATCACCAATTCCAAGAACTCTTAAGAACGTACAAGCTTGTGCATTTCTAAGCCATTCTGAAACTGCTAATGGGCCATTGCAAGCACCATCTACTGGTTTACCAAACTTTACCATAAAGTCTTGCATTGTTGGCACTGTCACAGGAACAAATGCTGGTCCCTTTTCAGAGGTACCTACAATTCCTGCTGGAAGACCAAGAGGACTTAATGCGGTTGGACCAGTTAAGTTGGTCACCGTTACGTTTACACCCGCGCTTTTAAAGTTTATTGTCATTTCTTACTCCAAAATATTATTGATTAAATATTCATTAATTGAAACAATTTTGCGTTTTTTTATTTTTATTTTAAAATACTTGCCACAAACATGTTTTCACTTAACTTTGTTTACCTTTTGATATTCCTCTTTTATTGTTTTGATTACTAATTGTTTAAACTCCATTAAACCAAATGGCTTGTGGAATCCTTTCACAGAATCATATATTCTCTTTTGTTCTTCTGTGTTGTATCCATTTAAATGAATACTGTATGACATCTCTTTGCCTTCTTTGTAATCAAGGTTGTATATTGTATACCAAACACCTTCATGAAATTGAGATGAGCTTGGTTCAATAAGATCACCACCAGATCTTTTTTTGAAATCTTCAATAAACTTAATTGTTTTGTCAACTAAAGCTTCTGAGTATGCAATTTCATCTTTAACTTCAGGAGCCATGTCAATATCTGCTTCATAAATGCCACGTTCTTCAACATCGCCTTCTGCTGCTGATTCTGGTGAAACAACCTCATAAGCAATATCAATCGTTGGTGAGCGATATTCACCATCAGCTTCTAATGCATAATTTTCTGTGATCAAACCAGCTAATTTTCTAAGCCTTACACTTGGATCATAGTTTTCATTTAAAACACCAAGATGATTTAACTTCTCAAATACTTCGTTCTTTTCTTTTTCTGTATATCCCATCAAAACGAAAATTACTTCTATATTTGCTAAATCTGTATTTCCAGCCTCATCTTCTGTTTCTTCAACAGTTATTGATTTATATGAAGACACTGGCCCACCACGATGAACTGGTTCAACATCTTTGTTTTTTAAGTATTTTACAGTGCTATCAACGACAAACATTGAATATAGTTCGTCTTCTGAAATTGGTTCTTCTAGACTTGCATTTGCTTTTCTTGCGAATCTTTCAAACTCTCTTTCATCGGTTGGATCCATATAGATTTTCATAAAATCTGGTTTTGCCATGCCGCCCACATCACCAGTGGTTGCATCTGCACTTCTTGTATACATTTGTATAAATGGCGCCGAGCTTCTTCTAGAAATGTGTGATAGTTCATCTTTAAAAGGTTCAACTCCTAAACTTGCACCTTTGTCTTTTTTAAGAGGCAAATTGCTTCGTGTTAATTTTGCTGTTTTAACTTTTCTTCTTGGTGTATCCATTTTTTAATCCTATCAGCTAATAAATTGAATGCCGCTGTTTGTGATGATGAAGTCGATTGAAATAAACTCAACGGCTCTAACTGGAACAACTCTGATTGAGCAATTCATTCTGTTGTTTTGAATATCTAAGTCAGTATTGTTTCTGTCATCGCAAATTACGTCATAGCGTTCAATACCATCTTTAACTTGTACTGTTGACAATATTGTCTTAACAATATTAACCCAACGTTCACGAAGGTCAGGAGTTAATTGTTCCCAAATAATTCCATTTCCTGCTTGAGTAATTTGTTGTTTGATTGTGATAATCATTCTTTGAACATTCAAGCTTTGGATTGCGGTACCAGCTTGTTCTAATGTTTGTTGTGAGAATATCACGTAGTTTTCGCCTGGCAACTTAACAATTGGATTGATTCTGCAAGAATACAACCTTTCTCTTTCTGGTTGCTTGATCTTAGCTTGTGTAAGTTTCACGAAATCTAATGAAGCTCTGTTGAATCCGGCAGGAGCAAACCATGGATATGCAACTTTATCATTGTATCCAAGAGCCGCCAACGCTGCTACAGAAGCTGGTACGGTTACTCTCTTATTATTTGTTGTATCATCTACAACTATATTTGGGAAGTATGCTGCACCATATTCATTATCAATTGTTCTGCTTTCAAATGCATCTGCTGTTTTTGCAACAGAAACATATCGTGTCTTGTCGCCATCATAGATTCTGGTTTGTGTTGAATCATAAGCAGGAATATCCATGATATATTCTGCCATTGAATAATCTTTAACCTTGTCTAGTGTATAATCTGTAACAAATGGTTCTCTTTGTCCTGGGATACATACCAAATTAACATTTGAAACAAATGGATCGGTTATAAGATTTACTGCATATCTGTAGCTAGATACCGTATTGTTTGTGATTCCTGTTCCGTTTTGATTTGTTGCAAATCCTGGTGATGTAAATGATGCATTCGAGCCGCCTCCAACTTCATTTGAAGAAGCTTTGTCGCTCATATATGATGCTTCTTTGTCAAGAATATTTGTACCATCCCATCCTCCGTAGAAGATGGTTGTGAACTTATTATATTCAGTAAAACGATTGAAGTTTGTTGCTGTATCTTTTTGTAAGATTGTAGCAAGTGTAATTCTTGTCATGACACCATCATTTATTGTATAATCGCTTGGGTTTGGTACTCCATCACGAATATAAGCAGTTGATTTCATGTGTTGTGAAACTGAAGCTGTGACATCTGCCAAGGCTCCATTTGCCAAAGCAACTCTCGCCAAGGAGAACTTGTTATTGTTGAATGAATCTGCTGCTGAACCAGTAACAAGAACGTCTAATTTGCTAATACCTGCAAACTTTGTATATGATTCAACAATTGGATTCAATTCTTGGTTTACGTTTGTATTCAAAACATCAGTATTATTTCTTGTAAGCTTTACGCCCCAATAATATCTTGAATCTGCCACTTCAGTTGGTCCTGCCATACCGATTGGTCCCGCCGAAGCTGTAATAGGCCCTCGGGTGACTTTGAATCTAAATGGTAGCGGAGGAACAATGGCATTCAAAAGGCGATTCTCAGTTGATCCTAGAGCGCCAGATGCGCCAAGTCTAACAAGACCAACCGAAGCGGTTGCATCTGTCAAGAGAGCATTTGTTTTAATTGTTTCAACGCCTCTGAAACCGAATGGTAAGCAATTTGCTGGTATTGATTTTTGTTCAACGGCACTGTCCATAACAACGCGAATATATTTTGAAGCATTTGGATATTTGCCTGTTGTAACCAATCTTCTATCTTCTTCATTTTCGACATCGAAGTTGAAATAAACTTTCTTGTCGCCAATTACTTTGGCAATATATTTGTCGCTATCAGGATTTAATGTACAATCATTAAATTGTTCTAAGATTTCTGGATTTAAATCGTCATCTGCGAAGTTTCTCACAACGACCGCAAATGTTCCATAAAGATTCTTTGGATCAGTTGAAGCTTTTACGTTTGCAATGGAAACTTTGATATTTGAGTTAGCCCAGGCACCATCGCTGATTGGTTCAAAGTGGAACAAATCATATTCTGTAAGACCATATGGTTGTGAAATGATCTTTGGTGTTTTTGGACTTGTATATCTGGCATCATAACGACCGAATGCGTTTCTAAATGGAAGTGATGTGTCGCCAGATATAGCTGATGTATTTACCGAACCTGATGCAATACATACTGCGTTTGAACCTGTTGAAACAGTTGCCACTTCATCATCAATTGCAAAGTTTAAGTAAACAAGATGTTTTTCGGAGGAGAACTTTGTTGGGTCTGTGTTCAAGACCTTTACAAAGTAATCTGTGCTTGAAGGATTCAATGAGGCTGTTACAATGCGAATACCTGCAAATCCATCAGTAGTTGCATAGCTTGCACCAGCAGAAGATGAAATGATAATTTTAAACTTGCCACTTGTGTCTGGTGTTGCAAGATCAGGTACGCCTTCTGAATATGTTTGATTGTAGCTTGCAATCATTATTCTTGTATCGTTTGTTGTGAAAAATACACCACGAACAAGATTTGCATCGGTTGCTGAGCCTGTGGTAAAATAAGAAGAGTTGTTAGAGAACATTGGCATACCATAAGCTTCATTATTGCTTACGACATGTCGTGCTGTCAAAAATTGAACTGTTTGATTATGTCTTAAATCGCCAGTGTTAGAGACCAAGGCTCCGCTTAATTGAAAACCAGCATTGTAAACTGTTCCTTTGGTTCTTGTCGCATCAATTTGAGCCGCAGTGGTGTTAGAACCAGCGCCTAATGTACGAATGAAGGTTAGGGCAAATCTGTTTTTCAAAAATGCATTTACAGCATATGTTGCTGGCATGTTTGGGTCTAAATCACCAAACTTAGTTATATAATCTTGAAATGAGCCTACTGTCACTGGGACAAACGCCGGACCCTTTTGAGAAGTTCCAATGACACCACCTGGAATACCTGTTGGTGTTTGTGTTTGAGCAGTTAAATCAATTTCTCTTTCGAAAAAACCTGGCGCTTTAAATATTTGTTCAGCCATCTTTTAATCCTCTTGTATAAATACCTGTTCTTTGGTAAATATGGATATAAAAAGGCGTTTTCATCGAGTTTTTCAATTATTTAGTGACAACATAAAGATTTTGCCTATTTTATAAGAATAATTTTTTACAAACAAAAATTATTTGTTTCCTTCACTCATAAAATCTTCTAACGTTTTAATATCCGATGCATAATAAGATGTTTCACCTTTTTTTTGATTACTTTGTAATATTTTAACGTATTTAATTGTTTTTTTGCCAGTAATAGGATTTATGTATTCTTTTTTGACTAAAAACTTCTGTTGAGATGTAGGTTCAATTTTTGTATTCTCATCTTGTTCAATATCAGACAAAATAAATCTATTATCTGTATCAGAGGATAATGGTGGAACGTCTTTGTCTCTTGTCCTTATTATATCGCCAGTACCTGCTTCATAGGTTTCAAATATTACAGTTGGTGCAGACAAATATCTTCTAATTGGAACCATATTTGCAGGACCGTTAGGAGCCAAAAGATATCCTTTAACTGATATATTAAAATTATAACGAATTATTCTTTTTTCTTCCGTGAAATCTTCAAAATTATCTGCACTTTTCATGCTGTCGTCAACTTGGGCCATAAACCAATAACCTTTATCAGTTCCAAGTCTAAACCCTCTTTGGGGCAAATAAGATGACATAAGTGTTTCAACCATATAATTCATATGTTGAGTAAAAGATGTCCAGAAAATTATTTCATAATTTGCTGTGAAAAATTGTGGTTGAGGTATTGTAAAAATCTCAAATATATTGTTCCCCAACTCTGGATCTAATAAAGCACCTTCGGTTTTAGCAGAAGAATATGCATCTTCTCCTTGTTTTCTGTTCGAAGACATACTTCTATCAAGATTTTTAAACGCATATTTGTTTATGAGATTTTGATAATTTGTATCTTCTGGTGCTAGTCTTCTTTTAATGACAATATCACCAGTAAATTGATTCATGCCTCGACCATTTATATCATCAGATTGTTGTTCAATTGAAACTCTTCTAACAGATATAGCTGGCAAAATTAATACTTGGTTTTTATCTCTTGGCGGTCTTAATTTTTTAGCAATCGCAAACTTTTCTCCAGTGGCAAATATGACTTGAGGTTTTTTAATATCAACAGCACCCTCAGATGTCGCTAGAGAACGATTTGACCATTTTATTGTTTCATTAAAGAGTCTATAAATTGCCACATCACAATCTTCAATACCACATGGAGGAATATAAAAAGTTGTACTTTCTGTTCCCCCATCATTACCATAACCAGATGGTAAATGACCTAAATCGTCATCAGAACCAGCAGGAATGTTTTGTCGTATTATATTTGGCTCTTTAATCATGTTGATAAATATATCAAAATTAAATTATTATTTATATTTTTAAGATCCGTAAAAATTACTTTGTACAGCGCCAGTAAACCCATAATCTAACAAAACAACATCTCCATCTGCTGTTTTTCCAAAATGTTCATACCCGAAATCTTTTGGCATAAGATCATTTTTCAACATGACATCTTTTAATTTGTTGAAAAACTCTTTTCCATTTCCATAAAAAGCAGATTCAAAGTTTTTAACAAAGTTTTTATCTCTCAATCTTGTGCTTCCTTTTACGCTTTCATATTCTTCTTTAAGTTTTTCAAACCCATTTTGTTCTCCATATAATTTAATTTGCATTAAAAATTGAATAACAAAAGAAGAACTAAGCCCAGTTTCATTTGTATACTGAACCGGGTCTTGAAACTGTTCAATACGTTCAGAAATAATCCAAAGAAAATCTGGATGATAATCAAAAACCTTTGCTACAATATTTTTTGTAGCAGGATTTGTAAACACATCTACCTCGGCTGCATTTTGTTCAATCCCAGCAGCGATATCTTTATCAAGATCGTGTGCAACCTTTATGACCTTTTCAGGTGAAACGCCGAAAACAACTCTAGATGATCCTTTGCCATAATATGGAAGTCCAGCTTCATATTTTAAATACTCAATCATTTCATCAGGATCGTCAGATGATTTTAAATAATTTAAATCTACATTTTTAAACAACGACTCAATAAGTTGTTTTTTTGTTTCTAATAATATAAACTCTTTTAACTTCATTTCATTCTCCAAAGTATGATAATCCTGGGTCTAAATACTTTAATCTTCCTTCGCTATCTATGCCCCACTGAAAAAGCTTAGTTGAATCCAATATATCCAATCCTTGCGAATCAGCATCAATTAATTTTTTTATAAAACCATTTTTCATCAAACGTGATTTTTTTAATTCTTCTTTTTTATTTGATGTTCCAAATGAATGATATTTTATAAAATCATCATAATCATTAAAAGACAATCCAGATTTTAATTTAAAAATATTTTCACTTTCTGGATTATTTTCTAATGGCTTAACTAATTCTGTAATGATCCAATTATAATTGGGATCCCATTCATATACACTTGGAACTAAATCTCCGAATCTTGCAGAGGCAAACACTTCGCCTTCATTTTGTTCAGTGTCATATCTATCTAATGCAATTTTCAACACCTTACCTGTGTTCAACAAATATACTTCTCTTGCAGTTCCCTCGCCTAGTTTTTTTAATTTATTTCTGGTATAATCTTGTATATCACGTAGATTATTTAAAGATTTTAAATCATTTAATTTAAATTGATTTTTTTTGTCTACAGAATAAATCTTTTCAACAATTAAATCAATATATTCTTTTATTATCAAACTCATTTTATTTTTTGCCCTGCTTAACTGTTTGCATTTGCGTATCAACAGTTGGATCATCAAAACTTTTCAAATTAAAATCTTTGTTTTTTGGATAAAACTTATTAACAATTTCAAGAGAAGCGCCATAATCCAACAGTACAATTCGACCATCAGATGTATATCCCCAATGTTCTACTCTGCTCATGTCTCCAATTGAAGTTTTTGTTGCAGATTTCATGGCAATAGCTTTATTTACAAAATCTTTGTTATTTAAAAGATCATTGATCTTTTTTTGTCTTTCGCCTGGAGTTTTATCGTCATACATTTCTTCAACGAAGTCTGAAATGTCTTCTTGCCAATTTATTCCTAATTGTATCGCGCCTACAAAGGCATCAAAGTCTATACCAACCTTATTATCAAACTCTTCTTTTGTAACAAACTCTCTGGCTGTCTCAGATATTAACCATTTATATTCTGGATCAAAATCATATATTTTTGTTACAACTTCTTGTGTTTGTGGATTTGTAAACACAGATGCCTCTTGTTCGTTTTGGGCTATTCCTGCCGGCCTTAAAGCAATTTTTAAAACCTTGTTTGTATTTGGCAATAAAAAAGCGGCACGGCCACTTCCGACCCCTAGTGTTTGCAACATATCCCCAGCGTATTTTAACATCTCTTTGGCATCTTTAATAGATTTAAAGTAATTTATATTAAATCCACTCTTATACTCAGCAAGATAAGATTTAACAATATTTTCTATATATTCCTTTAAAAGTTTCATTCTCATATTCCATAATCTAATAATACTAATTTATTATCTACTGTTGTGCCATAATGTGGAACTACCAAAACTTCTTCTTGCCCCACGCCCATTTTTATTGCGCTAAATATTTTTTGAATGTTAGGATTGTTTCTCCAGTCGTTGCCAAAATCTGTTTCATCAAGTATTTCATCTTCTAATTCTGGATACTTTTCTGGATATTGCATTTGATCAATCGTATACGGACCACGAGGTTGAAGTAAATCAGAAAACACTAATTCCATTTCGTCCCAATATAAATCAGTATACTGATGCAATCGTTCGTAATCATTTAAATCAAACCCACTAACTTTTTCTGACAAAATCCAATTTCCTGTTTGGTCATAATCATAAATTGTTGGAACAAAATCGATTTCTTTTAATTTTTTATATTTAGATAATTCATGCTTATTTTGCAAAACGCCATTGGCAAACTTTATATTTGATATTTTTGCAACCTTTAATACTTTATCCCCAAGATCAAATACTGTTCTTCCTTGTCCTTCATCACTTACAATGTTCAAATTATCTTTAGCATAAGCATATTGTTCAGGCAACGTTTTTAATTGTTTGAATTGATTAAAATCAAAACCTACAATATTTTCTCGTTCAATTATTAATTTGATATATTCTTTTAACATATTAATCAATCATCTGAATAAAACTTGGATGACTTACTTTCTTCATCCACAACAATTTCTCGTGGTCCTTCACCCAATGCAATATCTGGCTTGTCTTCTTTAAGACGCTGATACATTTCACGAACATCGCCTGTTGCACCTTCGTTTGTTTCACCAAGTCCTCTTTGTTGCACGAACTCTCTTTGAACATTTTTTTCAAGATAAGAATCATTGCTGTCATGTGTCGGACTAAGAAACATTTCTGGATTAAACTCGCCAATACGTGCTGGTTTACCTAATACCTTATATCCTACTTCATATTCAACTTGTCCGAAAATATTGTTTAAAAATGTGACGTTTTGTACTTCATAGACTTGTGTACCATATACGAAATAATCACCTTCGTTGACAGTAAATCCTTTGTCAATTAAATCTCTTGCTTGAACATAGAACTCAAGTTTCGTTATTTGTTCCATTGCGAATACATTATATGCATTTGTAACTTCCGGTTGATTTACAAGAACATTTAATTTGATTGGATTTTCAAATATTTTCTTAACTGCTTCGTCGTACACTGGATGAATGCGGGTCTTTAGTGTAGACACAGGATAATAAATTACAAATTGACCAACAATATCCTTCACAAACTCTTTTGTGATATCGTTGATCATTTGTATTTCACGACTTGTTATAAATAATCTGCTCATATATTACATCATATTATTTATAATAAATATATGAGCCAATATTAACTAAGACTATATTTTGCTAATATTTCTTTATAAATATCTTCTTCTACTTCGCCTTGTTCAACACGTAAATTGATCATGCGATTAAGAGACGATATTTCATCATTCATTTTATGTGGTGGATAAAAATTGCGAATATTTTTATCTTTGGATGCTAAAATAGAATTAAAAAGATTTAAAAAAAACTCTTGTCTTGTCATGATTATATACCTACTCTTGTTAATGTTGCACTGTCAACAATTCCATTTGAACCACTGGAGTTTAGTGTTGTAAATGATGCTACGTTTAATGTGCCTACTTTGATATCTGATGTACTTCCACTACCATGAGCCGTACAAGAGGTGGCATTAATTCTCAAAAATGGTGTGTTTGAAACTTGAATTAATGGATTTATATTAGAAGCACTAGTTGCATTTAATGCTTTAAAAATCAAAGCATTATAATCATTTCTGTAATTTACATTATTAAGAATAACAGGTGTATTAGAGACGGTTTCTAATTCCAGCATGATTGGAATATCTGCTCCAACTTCTGATGTATTAAGGTTAATTGTTCTGTTAGTAAAGATGGCTGGCAAAGATGTTGGGTAATTACTACTAAACAAAAGTGAAGTATGTGTTGCAACTAGTCCACCACGAATCATTGGAGAATATAAAATAAGTTCTAAATTATTTCCTTCATTTTGAAATGCATAGAAATCACCATTAGCAACAAAATATTTTAATTTTGCATTGCCACCAAAAACCCCAGCACCTCGCGTATTCCCAGCACCATAACCAGGAGGGCCAATAAATGCACTGTTCCATCCATTCCACAAAGTTTGCTCTTGTATAGAAAGCCCAGTTGAGTCTGGCAAAGCATAAGCACTATATCCATATCCTGGATATATTGATTCATAATATGAATAATTATAAAATGCCCAATCTCCAAATGCAACGTGCCCAGAAATGTTTACAAATGGTTGTTCTATAACACCATCTCCAAAATAACAGCCAAAAAAATTAGTTGTTCCTATATCTCCATTTGTTCCATAGTGGGATAATTTATAAAATGAAATACCAGTAAAAAGAACACTTGTTCCAAGATTTGAAATATTAACACTATCATTTATTCTAACTGATGGAGTTGTTATATAAATCCTATCATTTATACTTGCTGTAATATTTGTGAAGTTTAAATACGCATCTCCCTCTGAACATGCTATTGTAAGTTTATCTCTTCCGCCTTCATTTACCTTTTGGAAAGCAACAAGGCCGCGATAAACTTCATTTCCATTATTAAATACTCTGACTACTTTACCGAGATCTTGGTCTGTAGAAGAAAAAGACCCAGTTGCAAAAATATATGTTGGTCTTGATCCTGTGGTAGATACGGCGACAGGGGTTAGTGGACCCCTAATTGTTGTGAATCTTTCATCGTTCACAGTCCCAAGATTTCCTGTTGTAAAATAAGGTGTAAACACAATAGATCCAGTTGAATTAGAATATCCAGAACCATAACCATTTACAATTGGTGTAAAAGTGGTTGTCATATATTGAGGATTGGCCCACGTAGAATAAGAGCCAGACATCATATACACTACAAAACCAAATGCGCCATTTGGTTGAACAGGCAATTGATATGAATATATTTTATCTACTGCTTTTCCTGGGGTTGCAAATGGATTACTAAAACTTCCATCACCCGTAGTATCATTTCCAGTAGGTGATACATATATTTTGTTATAGGTTGATAAGCTTGGGACAGTGTTGCTATTAACAACAGTCCCTTCAACAAATAATGCATGTTCTGGATTGCTGTCAACAAGTTCAGATATTAAACCTCGATTACCAATTGTATTCTTAATAAAAGACATAAGTGTTGCTTTCCTTGATGTTAATTATAAATATATTGATAAAATAAATAAATGTTATATTTTTATGATTTATAGTCGAGACGCAGTTCTTCTGATAATATTTGCGTCATATAAAAGTTTATCTTTTTTTCTTCTGTCTTTTTCTATAGATGCTTGATATTCAAGAGCATCGGCCAAACCTTTTAATATTTTGTCGGCCCCCATTCTAGAAACTAAAGAAAGCATTGTTGCACTTATACTCATATTATTATATTACAATTTTTTATTAATAAAGTTTTCTAACTTCTTCAGAATATCCTGTATCCAATATAACAACTCTTCCATTGCTTGTTACGCCAAGATGACCGTAGTGTGTTAAATCTCCAATTAATAATTTTTCTTTCTTCATTAAAGATGCAACCTCATTTAACCATTCCTCATCTTTAAAAGCATTACAGGCTTCTCTAAATGTTATAGAAAGATTACTAAACATTCCTCGCATATATAACTCTTCATAACCTTCTGGTATATTGCCATTACACATGTCTTCAAAAGAAATATCTTCATAAGATGCTAGTGCTTTATTAATCTTATTTAAAACCTCAGATTTCCAATTAAAACCATAATCTTCAATAAAAACAAAAAATGTTGCTGGGTATTTTTTAATTTTTTCAAACTCAAGTGTGTTTTTAAACGGCCTCACTTTTTCTACAATTAAAAACAAATAAGATTGTAAATCTGATTTTGGATAGATTCTTGGGACTATATTTGATATAGATGGATTTGTGTAAACAGAAACCTCTTGTTCGTTTTGAGCTATACCTTTGATGTTTTTTGCGATTTTTAAAACATATGATTTAACAGGTAATTCAAATGCAGAGCGAGAAGAACCGTGACCTAATTCTTTTAAGCCATTATCTTCGGCTATTTTTCTCATCATATAAAAAGGATCAAAGCCAGACATAGCAGTTTCTAGTTTTTTTTCTAACTCTTTAACTTTATTAGAATATTCAAACTCATATCTGTAATTTCCAACTTCAATTGCTACTTTTAATTTATTTTTATAAAATTGTAAGTTTCTCTTAATAGCATCAACGGTTTCTTGGTTGTGCATAATATTATTTATATCATATTCTTTTGTGTTGTGTTGTAAAACAATATCATTTAATTGTTGAACAATATCTTTTCCATATGCTTCTAAAAGCATGAAAGATACATCTTCATGAATAATTTGTTTAATTTGTTCTTTTAATATTGATTTTACCATCGTTTATAGTACCTGTTATATACGTCTTCGCTCAATCCTGTATCGTAAAAAACAACGCGACCAGAAGAAGTTGTGCCAAAATGCTCAGCATACAAATCCCCCGATGTTAATTGTTCTGATTCTATTAATTTAGCCAATTCGTCAATCCAATGACTATCCTTAAATGCATTACATGCATCTTCAACAGTCATGTCGCCTCCAAAGTTGATATCTCCATAATATCTCATTATTTCTCCGCTACACAATTCTTTTTCTGTAAAAGTTTTGTTCATAGTAAACTCAAAATGGCTGTTTACTTCATCTAACAAATATTTTTTCCATCCAGTTCCGCCATCCCCGACATATACATTTATGATTCTGAAATTATATTTTTTATCCAACTTAAACTCATGAACAGAATCATATGGTTTTACTTTTTCTACAATTAAAAAATAATAATTCTCAAGGTCTGACTTTGGATATATTCTAGGAACAATGTCTTTAACTGCTGGATTCGTATAGCCTTTAACTTCTTGTTCATTTTGAGATATGCCTTTTTCGTTTAGTGCTAACTTTAAAACATATGCATTAATTGGTAATTCAAAAGCAGTACGCGAAGACCCGCTTCCAATTCTTTTTAAACCTGCATTGTGTGCAGCGAGTAACAACTTAGAAAAAATATTGCTATTATATTTTTTTTCTTTAACTTGTTTATGTTTTTCTTTCAATTTATTATATTTTACTAAAAGTTCAGCATAATCAGAAGGCATATAATCTGATGTCTGTTGCATTTCTTTCCATGTAAAACCGATCTCTTGTTCTAATTTTTCTATTTCTTCTTCTATTTGATTTTGATTATAATCAAACTCATCTATTACATCATTTAATACATCTATAATAGATTGTCCGTGCGCTTCCATTAAAAAATGCTGAACACTTTCATCAATAAATCTTTTAATATTTTCTTTTAGCAAAGATTTTACCATATTTTATAATGCTTTCCGTATATTTCTTCGCTTAGCCCTGTATCAAATATAACTACTCTACCAGAAGAGGTTGTGCCAAAATGCTCAGCATAAACATCATTATATGCTAGACTTCCTTCAATGATAAGATTTGCAACCTCATCAATCCATTTTTTATCTTTAAATGCCAAACAACAATCTTTAATGGTTGCCATATCATATATTCTTAAAGAATTATATTGAGAAATATATTTTGTTGAAAACTCTTGTGAACAAATATAATCAATTGTGAAATCTCTCTCAGGTTTATTTTTTACATTCACAGCCGTAACTAAAGCTTTTTGCAGATCACTAAACCATGTGTTTGGCCTCAATGCCACAAAGTCAATAATTGAAGAACTATATTGCTTTATTTTTTTAAAATCATTATACGTTGAAAATGCATTAACTTTTTCTACAATCAAATAAGAATAATTTTGTAAATCGGATTTTGGATATATTCTTGGAACAATGTCTTTAATTTGTGGATTTGTATAAACCTCTACTTCATGCTCATTTTGAGCAATACCTTTTTTATTTCTTGCTATTTTAAGTACGTATGCGCCAATAGGTAATTCATAAGCCGTTCTAGATGACCCATGACTAATTTCTTTTAATCCATAAGCCATGGCAACTTTTTCTAATGCATGATATAAGTTAACAGGAATATCATCCTCATTTTGATATTGATTATATAATTCATTATATTTTAACAAATCTTTTATTTCTTTTTCCCAATATTGTTTTTCTACAAAATTGCCTTTATCATCAGCTTGTTTTTTATAAACCATGAATTTTTTTACTTGTTTAACAATTTCTTCTTTGGTAGGGATTTCTTGTTCATTCTCAGAAAAATCTATAAAGTCATTTGATGCCTTTTGCAATGCATCAATGATAGACCCGCCTTTTTGTTCTAACAAAACATCATTTATGGTCTCATTAATCAATAATTGAATATGTTCTTTTAATAATTTCATAAAATATAATTAAATTATTATCCCATTTTAATAGACCAAGCTGGTGGCATTGGCAACATTTGCATTTGCTTCATTATGTTTTCTGCTTTGGCAGTTTCCATTTCTTGAAGTTTATCATATGTCAAATTATCTAATTTTGTTTTTAGGCCATTGTCTCCAACAAGTAAATCTTTTACATCTTCTCTTGCTTGAGAGATTAATTCTTCGCCATTTAATTGCAATTCTGCATTTGGAATTGGAAGCGGACCTTTGATTTTGCTACGAATCAAACCAAGCAATTCTTTTGCTTTTGCCAATGTATATTGAAAAATCCATTGTCTCGCCCATGGATTAAGAGACTTATAATCAATTAAACCAAGTGGAACATTGCCTGGATTGCTTGCGCCACCCAATGTAGAATCTGGAATAGACCCAGATGGATTAGTGGGATCTGTCATGCCAGGAATTGGAGATTGTGGATAACCAATACGAAGCCATAAGCGATCATTATATCCTGGAATCATATTGTTTGGGGTAGGATACAATCTAATATTTCTTCCAGATATCTTATAAGAGAAATGAGAACGTCTAATTCTTTGTGCCGCTTCCAACATTCCTGCTCGCAAAGTGTCTTCAAAAACTGGCAAAACATAGAATCTAGTATCTGGAATATAAGATTCTACTGGTAAACCTTGTGCAACGAAGTTTGATGCAAGATTTGAATTAAACACATATTGAATTGGTGCTTGGTGAAACACTTCATGTATTTTTATTTTACCAGAAGAACCAGATGGCATATTAAATGCCAAAATTGTTCCATCATCTGATTTTAATTCATTATAAATATCATAATCCTGTTTGCCGTTTGTTAAAATAATAGAACCAGAATATGTGTCTTGAATGCCACCAAAACCAACTTCTGCCGCATATGGCTCTGCTTGTCTAACTAAAAACTCTAAAGTTGGTCGAACATAGGTGTTCTGTAAATTAATTGTCGAATAACCCGTTTGTGAGTTCCATGAACCAGTTGATGTACCTAACAAAGATGTTAAATTGCTTTTTGCTTGATATTCAATCATCAAAGCATTGAATGCCAAAACAGATTCTTCAAAACATTTCCAAACTTGTTTTTTTGTAAGTTCCACAGACAATACATCTTCACCAAGGCTTCTGAAAACATATGTAATCATTTTATCAGCGTCTTGTTGAAAGGCCGGGTCTGAATCCCAATAACCCCAAACTGTTGGCCTCATAGTTGTCATAAATGTTGACATAAACAATCCTTATCAATACTAGAATTAATTATTTGATTAAACACAGGTTTTTTATGATAAATAAAATTAATATTAAATTAATATGCCTTTCAAGGCATTCTAAAGGCTTCACAAAGTCATTGGGTATACTAGCTTGATTCTTTTGACAAAAGACTCTAGAAAGCATCCTCGTGTCTTTAAAAATATAATATGTTGCACTATAAGAATGCCCAAGAGTGTGTTATACTGATACCATGAATGAAGATTTAAAATATAAAAAACCAATTTTTATTTTTGATTTTGATGATACGCTAATCAAATCAGAATCTAAGGTTGTTATTAAAAAAAAAGATGGTAGAATTATTCATCTTGATGCGAAGGAATATGAAAAATATAAACCAGAGATAGATGATGTACCTGATTTTACATCATTTAATAACATTAAGGAATATAAAACAATTGAAAAAACCACAAAACGTTTAAAGTGGGCATCTAATGTTTATGGACAAGAATCAACCTATATTTTGAGCGCAAGACAATATCCAAACAAAATACATGACTTTACAAAAGAAAACAAAATAGAAACAAACATTCATGCATTGGCAATTCCTTTTGGAAACAACAACGGGATTCACAAATACGCATTTGTTAAAAACCTCATTATTTTAAATAAAATGACAAATGATTATGTTGAATATTATGATGATCGAGATGATTGCATTAAAGAATTATCAAATCTAAAAGAAGAATATCCATCTATTCACTTCAAAATATACAAAGTAATAGATGGAAAAATTACCGAATACAATCAATAAACTTTTGGCTTTGCTCCAAAATATAAATAATTGAAGATGTTTTTATCTTCTTTTGATGCGCCTTTCATTCTAGACATAGCACGATCTGCTAAATCTCTTATTTCTACTTCTCGTACTTCTGGATCTCTTATACTTAAGATTCGTGATAAATCTTGTCTGTGAAATCCAAACTTTATCATTAAGGCAGCCAAGAGCGCCATCTTTACTTCAGCATTTGTATTTTTATCTTCAATATGATTGAATACATTTTTAAGATATTCAATTACACGTTGCGTTACGTTTTCGTGCAATTGAATCTTAACGGATTCTTCAATATATTCTTTTAACAAATTATTCATTTTCAGATTTCTCTGTCGCGTTGATAAACAGGCATTCTCTTATAAAGAGGATTTTCTTCTGGTAGATCATGGTCTACTGTTGGTTTTTTAACATAATCACCATAAACATTATCACCAGTATTTTTAACAGAAATAAAAGCCTTTTGAACTTTTTCTTGGTTGTTTTCTTCTGAATCTTCATTTTCTGATTTATTTAATTCTTCCTCAAGAATCTCATAAATCATGTCAATTACTTTTTCTTTGAACTCTTTTAATGATACTTTTGATGACATATCAACCTTCTTTTTTCTTTTTAAGTATTACACGTTTCATTAATGGTTTATAATCTCTAAGTCCTTTAAGATGATTGAAGAAATATAAAGCTAACATGTTATCAATCTTCTCCGGTTCATCTTTTGATGATTCTGAAAGATGTTGTAAAAATGCTTCTGTTAAGTCAATTCCTTTATATTTTTTAAGGAAATTATCTATTTGTATTTTAGACTCCGCTTTTGCAGATTTAACCAATCTTAATAAATCTGGAGACAAATTACCTTCTTCGTCAATGTTGTCAACGATAGCATTTATCTCTTCTGGAGCAAATCCATATTCTTGTTTGTTTTTTACTGGATTATTAGCAACATCATCCAACAAATCATTAATTAAATCTTCTGCGTCTAAATCATCTGGATGAATATCGTTTTCAATATAATTGACAACGAATTGTTTTGTCATGTGAGATAAAATATTATCTTTTGATCCTAAAACATTTTCAATTGAATCCGCTTCTTCTAAAACAGATTCATCTTTTTTCATTCCCTTAATCAATTGTTGATTGGCTTGAAATATTGCGCCGCTCTTTAAATGTTCTATTTGGTCAGGTGAATCTTCTAGAAAATCTATTTCGCCATCAGATAATTCATCATAAATATCATCAATAAGATCAAGAGAATCCCAATCTTCTGGCTTAGTGCCATGTTTTGCATGATGCAACATGTGATTTGCCATGGTGTCAATAATACTATGTATCATTCGTTCATCACGCTCTGCAAGAGCGTCGGCATAATCTCCCCTTCTATCTTCGTCATAAGGAGGTTCAAATGATTCATGAACTGCTTTTTTGGCATTCAATGCAAAGTTTATTCTTTGAAGAAGTTTTCTATCAGAAGCAGATAATTTCTTATCTCCTTCGCCTTTTTTCATCAATTCTTTCTTTTTAGAATTAAGAAGGCTTGTTGGAATCTTTTCATCTTCTGGAATGCCTAATTGTTTATGTAATGCACCAGGTTTTGAAACAGCAGATTGCATCCACAACTCTTCGCTTTCATTCACGGATTCATGCTTTTTATGTTTTTTATTGTAAGCCTTCCAAGCAGTTGCAAACGCGATTTCTTTTGGCGTGCCAGCCTTTTTCATAGCCATTATCATCTTTTCATATTTTTCTCCAGGAGGAGCAACTTCCATTAAAGAGTCACCACCACTATCGCCGGAATCAGAGTCGCTTCCAAGGTCATCTTCTTCATTCATTTTAAAAGCTTGTTTTGTTTTCAAAAATTGATGTCTCATATCTTTTTTCTTTGCCTTTTTATGTCCTTCGCAACTTTTAGAAAGTGCTATAATGTTTGCATTTTTAACATCTGGTTTAATTATTTTATTAATTAAATCCATTGTTGGAACAACTTTTTTCAAAAAATATTCTTGGTCTACCGAATCACATTCTTCTGGAACATTTGTCAATTCTTCTTTTAATGTTTCTTCTATAATTGATTTTAATTCTTGCAAAGAAATATTTTTCATTGATAACACCGATTTATTCTATAAATAGATATTTGTAATATAAAATATTGTTATACGGAAAAATAAAGTTTTTCATTCCAGGTTTTTATTAGATTATCTGCTTTATTCCAAGATGGATGAAAACTTGGATGAAAGTAATCCATATATTGTTTTGTTAATTTTGGAAATAATCCGTTAGCTGAGGAAAATAAACATTCATACGCCTCAAAAACATCTTTATTTTTGATTTCTTTATCTGATAACATTACTGTCCATATAGATAAAATTGCTAAAGTTAAAATTGCACTAACAACAATCATTGTTAATATTCTAATGAAATATGTGCCCTTGGTCTCAATATAAACATTATAAGCAACAGATTTATGTTCAATTTCTTCTAATGCGTGCCACATCCAAAGATCTTTAATGCTTGAATCAATATTGAGTTGATGTTGTTCATCTGTTAATAATTGCTCCCCAAGCAATGCTGTAAAATGTTCAAGGGCACATGTGACAGCCAGTTTCATTTCAGGAGTCAATATTTTATTTGCGGTTTTTAGCAAAAATACAACAACAGATTCTAATTCATCAACACTTGAATATCCATGGGACTTTAACATTTTATTAAATGCCCTATGTTGCTTTCCATGTTGTGCTTCTTGTCCAATGAAAGATTTAATATCCGATTTTAATAATTCATCAAATGTTTGTTCTTCATAATATTTTACAGATTTAACAAAAAACTTCTCACCTTCTGGAAATGTTAAAGAAAAACTGTTCCAAAAGGCCGTTAATACTGGATTGTCTTTATACCAATTTTTTGGTACATTGTTGAAATCAAACTTTGGCTTTCTAATTTCTATACTCATATAGATAAGTATAGTTATTTTATAACATATTCGTATATCTTGTTTTTACAACCATAAATCTTCCACACGTTATTCTCTTTCGCAACATCCTCTTCTGTTTTACCGTTCTTACTATCTGCCCTAAACTTAAATCTATTGTATCTTTGTTTGCCGTCCGTGTACCAATAAGATATATCAGAATCGCCCTTGTAAACAAATCCAGAAGCTTCATAAACTCTTCCTGTACCATGTCGAAGATCACAATAAGAAAGTATTTTTTTATAGTTGTTTTGCTTTATCCAAACAATAGAATGATTTAGTAATTTTGAAAATCCGCCAACTATTTGATGATTTGGTTTGGTTGCAAACCTTGCAATTTCAACATATGAATCATATTTTTTATGATGTGGTTTTCTAAGTGAAAGCGCACACAAAACCTCATTGTTGCCATCAACAAGAGCAAATATTTTTTCACTTCTAACATGACCAGACAAATGAGAAGAATCAAAAAACATCTTCGCTTCTGCATTTGTTAATTCTTTTATTTTTAATTTTCTCGCATATAGTTTATTTTGACTATAACCTAACTTTGACAATATCATAGACTTAATCAAATCTTTGTTGTTTATCCATTCATCTGAGAAAATATGAAACAGTTGTATTCCAAGTGATTTACAAAGATCACTCTTTTCCTGTATTGTTCTTTTTTCTACTCTTCCTAAATGTTCGTGTTCGCCATGCCAATAAAGGCCATTATATTCTATTGCAAAGTTTTTAGATTTTATTAAAATATCCAATTCTTTTGGTTTTATAGTTTGTCTATCTCCATTAATGATGTCATCACAAGAATAGTTTTTATTAGTTATTAAAAAATCTTTAATAAAATTATATAATTCAAGTTCATCTTTTGATTTCCCAGAAGGAAAACAATTCGCACATAGTGACTTTCTAGAATAAAAATTAAATAAACTTAACAGGTTTTCTTTGTTGCATTTTTTACATATAAAAACAAGTTTTTTATTTTGATTAATGTATTCAAAATATAATGATTTTAAATCAAACTCATCTTTTCTTGTTTCTATTCTTTTAATAAACTCTTGTTCTGTTAAAGTGTTTATATCTTTAAGATTTTGTTTTGTTTCGCTATTGTGTTTTTTACCAAAGAAATGATTTTTTTCTCCAAGCATGTTTTCTGCTTGTTTTTTTATTCTTTCATCTGTTTCTTTTGTTAATCCTTTATTCCAAGCGCCATCTTTGTTTGTAATAGATGCTCCAATTTTTCCACCTATACTCATTGCAACTTCTGCATGTTCTTTACAATATTCATGAAATGAAAACCCTACGTATCTTGGTTCATTATTACAATTTTCATGCTTACACACTGGAACAATGGAATTATATAAATATTTTATTGTATAATCCCGCGTTTCAATTCCATGTGTAATTTGTATATGAGTAGCCAAAGAACGATTGTTGTTTAACTGTAAATTACAAATCTTGCACGTATATTGAGAGGAATTAGATTTTTCACGGATAAAACGTTCAAGCATGTCTTGAGATACAAAATAATATCCTTTTGACTGTGAAGATTTTCCAGAAACGCATTTAGAAATAATAGTTCTTGATGTGCCAAGTTTTCTTGCGGCTTCATCAATGCTATTATATGTTGCTATTTGATTTAAATTAAAATCTAATTGAATTATTATTTTCTTCTTGTTTAAACTCATGGACACATAGATTATATCACAAGTTTAAACAATAGCAAGTTCATTTGTTTAAAAAATACAAATAAAAAAGGAGGCCGAAGCCTCCTTAATCATTAGGTTTTTTTAACCTTAACCCTTGAGATGTTTCATGTTTTCCGCGAACTAAAAGATGAAGTGCTTTATAATTTAAATTATTATTTATTGCATACTCTCTTAAAGAACCAAAAACAACAATTTCTTCATTTGTATCAATTTTAATAAAACAATATGATTTGTGTTTATTTCTTATAGCCCAAATGTTTTTCATTTTATTAGAAATATTTTTTATATGTTCTGGGTTTTCTTCTATAAAGTCACGTATAATTTTACTCATCTGTTTCTTTTGTTCTTCTGTTCGTTTTTTACATCTTTTATCTAATTCATGATTAGTAGTGTTTTTTTGTTTTTTTTGATATCTATCTTCAATAACTGTTTTTCTAAAATTATAACAATTTTTTTGATTGTCATAAAACAAGTTAATATATTCTTGTTCTTTTAACAACATTTCTTTTTTGTTTTTAATAACACATACAATTTCAAATATAAACGATTTTTCTCCACATTTATTAAAATCGTTTTGTAAAAATGAATTAATGTGTTTATTATTTTTTAAACTTTTTAAATGAACAAAAAATCTTTTACGAAAAAACAAAGTAGAGCCAACATATATTCTATTATTTGCAATATTTTTTATAAAATATATTCCTCCATTTTTATTAAAATTATAATTTTCTAGGTCTGTTTTCATAACAAAGTTTACTAAATAATTTATTAAAATGTAAAAAAGAAAAGAGAGGCAAAGCCTCTCTTTTCTTTAAGATTTATTATGTTATTTTATATTATATGACGTTCATGTCCATAACTGTGACTGTTGCGTAGAAGTCGGAGCGAACCATCTTCTTTCCGTATCGGGTCATTATTCCGCGTCGAGGAACGAAGTCTTCGGTTCCATAAATGACTGGTGTCAAGATAAGTGGTACGTATGGAGCGTAGATGTAGCCTGTTTCAAGGAAGGTATTGCCCTTGAGACCGATAAGAATCTTGTTCTCTGGGAAATATGGATCCTTGTAAACAACATAACGGTTGTTAAGGTTACCAACTGCTTCTGCGCCAATTGCCATGTTATTTGAAACTTGGCCGTCTGAATCGATCTTGAATGAAGCCTTGTAGGTATTAAGATGTTCAAACATTGTGCAGACTGATGGTGAGGTTACAATGAAGTTTCCTGAACCACGAAGTGTCTTCTTGTAGATGGTGTTAGCAGCATCTGTGATTGTTTCAAGTAAGGTTTGATACCATTCTTGAGCATTTACGTATGCTGTTGGACCTGGTGAAAGAACATTGGTGTGAAGTGCTTCTGCACCAGTGTACTTGTTAACCATCTTACCAATGGCGCGTGACCAGTAGTAGTTTGCAGCAGTAGCTTGTGAAACAAGGTCATTAAGGATTTCACGATCGATTTCGAGGGTGATCATTTCTGACAAGATGTTTGTAAGCTCAACTTCAACGTCGATGTTGAAATATGCTGTAAGGTCTTGTGCCATTTCTGGTGACCAACGTGCTCTCAACTTACGTGTGGTTGCTGTTACGGAGACTGATTCGATCTTAATGTCAACGTCTGGGATCTTTGGTGATGCGTCATAGTTGAAATCAGTTTCGAATGATGGAATTGTAAGAGTTGAACCATCGCTGTTTACTGAGAGTGAATCTGCAATTGCTGCTGATGCTGAAACTGAGGTTGTAGCTGAACCTGCTGGTGCTGGTGCTGTTCCGCCGTTTGCAACTTTGACAACGAATTGGATATGTGAACCATTGAATGGATCTGGTGAGAAGATACCAGTGATTGGATTGAAATTACCACGCTTATTGTACTTACGAAGATTTAATACGTTTGTACCTTGTTGATAAGCTGCTCCCCAATCAAGTGCGCTGTTTACTGCGCTACCGAAACCGAAAAGTGCAATTTGTTCAACTGAATTAAGGTCGGCTCCACCAATCTTTGAGGTAAACTCAGAAGCTGAGATGTGGACGAAGCAATAATCAAGTGCGCTATTTGCAAGATCAGTTGAAACAGTTGCGTCGAATCCTGCGAAACGAGCATTGTATCCAACGAAATCGGTGTTAGAAGCGACTACGCCAGCAGCGGTCCAGATGGATCCTGATGCCCAATAACCGACTGCATCTGTTGAACCAGCGATTGTAAGAGCGTTTTTGTGAACCTTTGAATAACCAGTTCCAACAAGGTCATATTGACCACCAGTTGCAAGTGAACCTGAACGGATTCCTGCGCCGGCTGGATTGTTATAAACTGATTGACCCTTTGCATAGGTTTCTGCTGTTGCTGAGGTGCTAAGGTTTACGCCTGCATTTCCACCTACGTTTGAACCGTATGTGTAATCAAGGTAGAACAAAAGACCTGATGGTAAGCTCATTGGTTGTACGCTTACAACTTCGTTAGCAATTAAGCCAGCGAAAACTCTGCGAACGATTGGGAATGCAACGTTTGTGAATCCAGCAACTTGACCGGATGAAACAAGGTTTGCACCACCAGTTGAAAGACCGTTAGATTCTTTCAAGAGTTCCACACATTGGTTTTCAAGAAGACGAGCCATTGTGTCTTTACCGTTTCCACGAAGACCTTCAAGCAAGCCTGTCTTTTCCCATTTGGATGAAATGCGTGGCATATCAGCGCCTAATGATTGACGTTTTACGTCTTCAAGCATTAACTTATTTAATGAAAATTGTGCCATTTTAACTTTTCCCTTTACTTTTTTTACTTTCACTTTTTGTTTTTGATACCAGCCAATAATGCCCAACGGCTCGATTCGACCAAATTGTCACCAGCGTTTTCCTTGATTATTTGTGAGCTTCCAGAACCAACAGGTTTGGCTGAGGAACCTGAATGTTTCTTGGATGTTTGTGCTTCGTCAAGGATACGCTTTATTTTGGCGTATGTTTCCTTGGCTTCGGCAAGCGTGGTCGCACCATCAAGGTACTCAGCAATTTTTTGCTTTTGTTTTCTTGAAAGGTCTTCTCTCATCGAGAACTTGTTTAAATAAAGGGCCTTTGCAGTCAAAAGTTGACTTTCAACTAGTTGTGCTTTAAGCCCACTTAAAGCCTTTTGAGCTTCATTCAAAGGCTTTGCAGCCTTTGGTGATTTTCTGTTTTCATTCATATATGCTTCTTTGTCCATAAGCATCTTGTTTGAATGATCTTTTCCTTCTTCTTCTGTTTCTTCTTCTTCTTCTTCGCCTTCTTCTCCCTCTTCTTCTGAGGAATCATCAACGATTTCAATTTCGTCTTCGTCGTCGGCTACTTCATGACCAGCTACATCGCCGCTCAAATCAATTTCGGCTTCGCCATCTTCTGCATCAGCAAGTAATGCTTCAAGATCTTTAAGGTTTACTTTAAATGTTAATTCTACTTCGTCTGAAGCATCTGTATCAACATCAACAACATCTGCATGTGCTAAACCTTCTTCTTCCATGCCACATTCTTTAATTGCCTTAGCTTCTGTTTTTACTTTGGTTGAGGCAACTGTTTTGTGTGCTTCTGAAGCTTTCTTTTCTGGTTCGCCTTCTTGCCAACCTACATCTTCTTCATCAGCTTTTTTGTCATCAAGTTTTGCACCTTCGCGGAGAGCACGGACTTTGCGAGCAATTGATTCTTTACGTAATTTACGGATTTCTTCTTGTAATTCAGTGTCACTAACTTCAAGAATTACATTGTCGCCTTCTTCATCAGCAAGTGCGCCGGCATCATGAACGGCTGGGCTTGCGGTTTGAGCACCCTTGGCTTTTTCGCCATCACCAAAAGCAGATGAAGCAGGAGCACTTTCTGCGATTGTATTGTCACCTTTTTCTTTTGCAAGAGCGTCAGCGTCGTGTACTGCTGGGCTTGCGGTTTGAGCACCTTTTGCTTCTTCACCATCACCAAAAGCAGATGAAGCAGGAGCACCTTCTCCCAACAATTCTTCTTTCATAAGATCAACGTCGTCTTTAACGCCTGATGTTTTTTTTGCATGGTCAGCAGCTTTGTCTGCTGTTGCTGGTCCTAATGCGTCTTCTTCAAATAATTTTGCTGCGAATTCTTCAAGTCTTTGTGACATGGTGTCTCCTTCTATTGATTCATAAATATTTGCTTCGTTTGCTTCTTCCAGTTTTTTATACAAAAAATCTAATTTATTTTCGGCTAAACGTGCTTGTTTTGGTGAAATAATGCATTTTTCCTCTAATAAATCAAGATTTTCACATAATGTAAATAGTTTGCTCTTTATTGATTCTTTTACTAAAGTTGGAATTGATTTTCTAAAATAGACATATCCAATCTTTTCTGCAACTAATCCAACTTCTTTTTTAAATGATTCAACTAGAGCACTTTCTGCAAGTGGTTGTGCTGCTGGTTGCAATTCACTTTCTGGTTCGGTTGGTAAAGGTGCAGGAGCTTCTGTAGAAGCAACTGGTGCAACTTCTGGTGCTAGAGCAGAAGGATTTGTTTCTGCTGGCATTTCTGGTGCAACTGGAGCCGCTGTAGAAACTGGAGTTTCTGGTGCTATTGGAGCAACTGGAGCTTGCTCTGGACTTGTTGATAATGATCCGGCTGATGGTGCCACAACTGGCCCGCCAGTTTCTTTATTGCCTATTTGAAATAATTGTCCAAAATCAACTGTGATTTTTCCTTCATTATCTGGCATTGGTAGATCCAAAATGTTTCCACCAATTGGAGTAATTGGCAATGAAGAATTGTCAGACAATGGAGCATCGGACGAATTAAGAACCGGAACTTCTCCATCTGCTTCTTCTTCTTGGAACAAAAATTGTTCTTTTTCGCTAACGCCAGAAACTTGTTCTGAAATAACTTTTTTAATATATGGCGCAACTGCTGCAATTACTTTATTTTTTGCATCAATTTCGGCAGCTTCCTTTAGTTTTTGTGCTTCTAGCACTGCTTGTTTAAAAAGCTCACTCATTTTTACCTCAATTTCTAATTAATTCACTCTTTAGTAGATTTCCCGAAAATTAAATCACCAAGGCGTCTTTTACCAATTTTTTCTGATGTTTTGCTAGGAGATTCAAGTCCATTACCAACACCATATCCACCGCCACCTTGACGTTTTTGAGTAACTTCTGCGCCAGCAGCAGGAATGCCCTTTGGATTATGAGGATCTGTAGGAGCTACAGCAACGTTTGGTGCATATGGAGAACCTGGCAAACCACCGCCGCCTGTTTTTACCTCTTCAAGATTTGGAGCATCTTGATAATCTCTATTTACTGTGCCAAATGTATGACCGCCATCAGATAATACAGGTGCTTGATTCATGTCTTCAAACATTGTCTCAACAATCTTATCTGTTAATGATCCATCGTTTACTGGTGATCCTGGATAAATAGTTTTGAGATCGCCTGTATCTGAGCTACCTAATTTATAGGTTCTGACTGGTGGTTCCACTTTTATTTGCTTATGTGTAGGCATATTAATTCCTTATTGTTCAAAACATAAATATTATCTATTTTATATTATTCCCTTGATTTTGCTTTAGGAAATGCAGCCATTGCCCAACGTTTCATATTTCCGCCCGCCAAAGCATTTAATTGCTCCTGATCTTCCACTTCTTCAATTTGATTTGGGGCGGCTTGTTCATTTAATATTTCTGGCAATCTTTCGCTTGCGGTTTGAGAAATAATATCTGCAAACTTTGAACCTGGACTAACAACGTTTCCAACTAACATTTTCGTCAATTCTTCTCTTGAAGGTTTTGGCTTGCCGCCTACACCATTTTCAGAGATCATTATTTTTCCAGATTTAATTTTAGATTCTACAAGCTTTTCAATTTTATTATCAAACGCGCCTTCTGAAATCAATTCAGCGACGCATTCTTTTAAATACTTTTTGAACTCTGATTTATTCATTTTCATATTTTTTTAATGCCCAATATTTCATTTGCAATTCGATTTAAACGATCTGTTTTTGTGCAAGAATCTTGTATCTTTCTCAATTCTTCTCTTGACAATAGTCTTGCTTCTTGAAACATGAATGCGCCAGGAGTTGAAGGTTCAGAAACGAAATCCCAACAGATTAATTGTAAATCATCTTGAACATAATGGATTCCATTAATTGTCTTTACTGAACCAATTGCTCTTGAAGAAATACCTACTTTGATTCCGTTCTCAAAAAGAGTTTTTACTTGACGCCCTTGGTCCATTCCTTCAAGTATTTCAATTTGTCCCATAACAACATCGCCTTCCCACCATACATCTGTAATAACATGAGAAGTGTGTTTTAAATTAACAACTGGTTCCTCTGCGTGGTCACAATTTCCTGTCCAGGCAGTTTTGCCATTTCTTCTCATGAGCCAAGTGCCGTTTTGAACAGTGACACAATATACTTTATCATTATATTTTACTGTTTCAGATGAAACATATTTTGAAATATATGGATCTGATTTCCATTCTGAAACAATGTAAAGCAATTTTTGATCATCTTTAGATATAACTCTGCCATTAATGCACGAATCTTTTTGAACTCTTTTATTAATTTTTGCAGAAGAACCAATCTTAAAAAATATTTCTTCAACATCTTTTGAAAGTTGTTCTGATACAGTACAATATTCTCTTATTAATTCTCGATTTCTTGATAGACGATTACGACCATCGCCTAATAACATCCAAGATAACATTTCACCAAGAACTTCTGGTGTCCACGAAAGAAACTCTTTTGGAATAAACTTTGATGATGAATTGCCAAATTGCTTGAAATAAGAATGAATATTTTTATCAATTATATAAAATTGATGAGTCCCATCTTTTCTTATACTAACTTTCCAATCGATGCCAGTTTTGCTCAAAAGATCTTTTATTAAATCAATATTATTTTCTTTCTTTTGAGTTATTGCTACAAGATTTTTTTTCTTTACCGCGCCTTTTGAACCATGGACATGACCTTCAGCAATCCAAAGACCAAACAAACCTGCCCATGTTTTTATAGGCATGGTTATATCAGTTTCTGGTATTGTGAATGTTTCTTGATTGTTTCCTTTCCAAATGCCCTTATTTGAAAACTTAGAATGCATAATAAATGAATTGTTTTTGTTTATCAATTCAGATACAGATTCAGCTAACAATTTATATTGTTCACCTTTTCTATCCCAAAATACAACAGAATGATTTGGGGTTAATACCATATCAATACTGCGATTATTTTTTATACAAACCAATTCTCCATCAAAATCTAATTCAATTTTTCTATCAATTTTTTGTAGTTCAATTTCATTGCTTTTAAGGTTAAGAGTATAGATTTCTTCTGTAGAAGAAATATCTTTAATATATTTCCATCCATCTTTTGTATAGATTTCTGTCTCTCTATCTACACATTCGCCAAGAGCACGTCTTTCTTTGATAAGTTTTCTATAGTTTTCTATTTCTCTTTGTAAAACATCTTTTGGATAAATACGACCATTTTGATTGACGGTGTTTGCCTTTTGCAAAATACCCTTTACAATCATGTTGCCGTATGGCGACACTTTCTTTTTGCCGTTTTCATCAACTTCATTTACAAAGTTGAACTCAGCGGTTTCTTTTAACAGATAAAGTTTATTTTCTTCAGTCATTTTCAAGTTCCTTTTGCATTTCTGTTAATCTCATATAGAAAGTAATTGTGTTTTCGTTAATTCTAGAAGTGTCTTTATACTCAGACAACAGGAGATTTTTAATACCAGTTAGTTTTTTGCCCAATTGTTCATCAACGCTTTCTGTGCCAACTTTCTTTCTTTCATTGACAAAATCAATCAATTTAAGTGTATTGGTACGAATGCTTTCTAATGATTTTATAAGCTCTTTTCTAGCTTCGCTGTGCTCACACAAAACATAAGATGATATTATTCTTCTTTGTTCTTCTGATAGTTGTTCAGCGTATTGTTCATTAAACTTTTCTGTCATTATAGAAACAACTAAGGAATCAACTTCGCTATTTGTCATTTCTAAAATGTTTTCATTAATCAATTCTGGTTTTTCTGTTGTTAAATGTTCCAATAAAGAGTCTTCAAGTTTTGCAATATCAGAGATATTTTCATTTAATTTATTTTCTCTCCAATTATTTAATAAAACTTGTATTGTTGCTTGTGTTCTAAAATCATTTACATTATATGAGAAAAAATCCCTATCTTGCAAGTTGATATTTATTTCATGAATAAGCTTTGTTTTTTCTCTATCAAGCCTTTCATTATCTTGTTTTCTGCAAGAATGTTTTACTTTTTCCATTAAAGAAGACGCAACAGATTTATTTCTAATTGTTGTATTGTACAAAACATTGAACAAATAATTTTCTTTTGACAGTTCAGTATTATTCCCAAAATATTTTGTATACAACGATTTTGCTTTGTTTGCGCCATCATAGTTTTTTTCTACTATGCATTTTGCAATATGGCGTGCAAAAAACTCATTTAACAGACCAGTATTTCTTTTTTTATTATGATGCAACATTTTTAAGCCTTGTTATATATCACTACAAACTAAATAGATTTTATTTGATGTGTTTTTAAAAAATAATTATATTTTTATATCAATTTCTTCAAGAATGTCTTTGTTTTCAAACTCTTCATCTAATTTTTTATCAATTTCCTCTGATAAAATCTCCATTTTCTTTCTAGGAAACTTAGATTCCATTTTCTTGAAAATGGATTTCATTTCATGAGAAAAGTCAGGAATTACTCCTAAAGACTTTCTGATTTCTTCTTCGTCTACTTGTTCTTTTATCGATTTACTCATGTATTCTTCATCTGTAATATCATAAAGAGATTGTGAACGATTGTAATCCAAAGAACGAGCAAAATCAGGATTTAATAAATTGTCTCTCCCGCCCATTCCAACCCTTCTCTTTTCATTTCGTTTTTCACGAGTAGCATATGGGGTTGCTTTAATAGGAGGAACACCTGGTGGTGTTTCTGATTTGATTATGTTTCCTTCATAATCAAACTTTCTTATTGCTCCAATAATTTCTTGATCAGATAAATCTTGCGTATTTGCATTACTAGAAGGAGCTTTTGCAACAGTAGAACCAGGAACATTGTAATTGGTTGTATCAAATACGTCAGTTGTAGATTCTCGTGGCTTTTGAGCTTGAACGGCAATTGATTCCAATTCAGACATGTACAACTTGTCTTCTTTTCTTTTGACTTTTGACCTGTTTACTTCTTCTGTTGTAAATCCTAATATTTCTTTTTGTACCCATTCTTGTTCAACAATTCCTGTTTCAAGCGCCTTTCCAGCAATTGCAAAACGATCATTCCATAATGCTAGTTTTTGTTGAACTGCCACAGAAGAAGGATTAGACAAGAATAATTCAAAATTGATCAAATCTTCTCCGTCAAATCCTTTCGCATACAAATGAATCATTGCTAATTTATTCAATTCAGCAATAATAATTTTTTGTAAAATATTAATTGTTCTAGAGAATCGAACATCTTCTTGAGCAAGCGTGCTTTTACTTCCTACGCTTTCGTCATATCCCAAATACGCTCTTGGTATTTGTAGCGCGGAAAATAATTTCTTTTGTATATATTCTACGTCTTCAGTAGCAGAAACGTGTTGACCACCAGCCAAAGATTCAATTCTTGTTGATTTTGCATCTCCTCTTACTGGAATGAAATAATCTTCATCAATAGCTACTGGATTATATCTTAAATCTTGACGTCCGTTCATTCTATCAATTTGTGAATTAGAACGCAAAGAAGCTTTTGCCGCTTCCATGTATGATCCAATGTCATTTGGTGCGATGTTGCCTACGTCAATATAAAATACTCTACGTTCTGGGGAACGTACAATTCTATAAGTTAACATGGCATCTTCAATCATTATTAACTGTCTGAAGATTCTTCTTGCCGGCTCTAATACAGATGAACCATATGGCAAAAACAAATCATTTCCCAATATTCTAAAATGAGTTACTTGCCAGTTTTCAAGTATTTTATTTCCTCTTGTAAGCCATCTAAATCTTATAGAATAAGGATCTTCCTTGTCCCAACCTTCTTCTCTTTCAACTTCGTTGACTGGAATTGGACTTGCATGAACAACGCCATGTTCAGGTAATACTTCGTTAAATAAGAAGAAATCTCCATATTTGACAAGATTTCTTGTCCATGCACGTAAGTTGAACTCAACGTTTAAAACATCATAAAACAAATCTTCTAATTCTCTTCTGACATCTTGATTTTCCGAAAATACGTGAAATGCGCGTCCTTTTTCGTCAGAGGCACAGGTTTCATCAGCATAAATGTTTAATGCCGTTGCGATTTCAGGGACATATTCCATTTCACTTTGGCGGCAAATTACCATGCTATATGGTCTATCTTTATTTTTATCATTATTTGGATTTAAAGAACCAACTGCAAGATTGTGGGCACCATCTACTGTTATGTTATAAACAATAGATTCTTCTTTTAATAATTCTACGCCTAAAACCTTATGATTAAGATAATTGTTGCTCCATTCAACAAAAGATTCATGTCCTTCGTTTGACAATCTTGTTTTTATTTTATTTGGAGTAGTGTTTAACTTTTGAGAAAGCTGTTTAATTGTCATTCCATTGGTAAAAGCATCACATATTTTTTGATATGTCAATGTTTCATCATAGGTATGTTTACTTGAATTGGAATTATAAATCTTTTTATTGTTTTTTAACTCACTCCAAGTTCCATATCCAAATCTTTTTAACTTTCTTCTTATATTGTTTTCTGTTACATTTAATTTCGATGCAGCTTCATAAATTGTTTTTGATACTTTTGCCTCATTAAGAATATCATCGATATTAATATCTCTCATTTCATGTACTATTTTAGAAGCAATTCTAATTTTTTGCAATGATTCTTTGTCTTCTCTAAAATTAATCCAGTTTTCATACCCAACTTCTCTTAAGCGTCTTTTGATGACATTTGCGTCCGCTTTTAATATATTCATTGTTTTATTCAATGAAAAATTAACAGACACAGCGGTATCAAAAATATTTGCCAAAGTTATATCATTTCTTTTAACAGGATTGTTATTTTTCATATAATTTGAAATATTTTTGTTTTGTTTATTTAACTTGTTTTTATTGTTTAGTTGAGCATGATATTTTTTATGCTCATAAACATTCATAATTTTCAAATTAGTGATTGAGTTATTTTCTGGATTGAAATCTATATGATGAACAACTTCATCATCATTTAGATTTCGTTTAGCAAAATATTCCGCAACCATAACATGCTCTGGTTTCCAGCCATAGCTATTATTTGTTTTATTTATCTCATATATTTGATGATAATCGCCAGTATATTTTCTCATATAAAATGGCATGAGGCTTGTATTTACCTCTAGGTCTTTTGCTTCGATATATGAACCATCTCTCAATAAAAACTTATGGTCTAAGGTTGTAATAACATGACCACCATCATCAAAAGTTATTTTTATTAATTTTTGATTTTCCCCATCTTTTGTAATCCTTGGATGATGTGCCGTGGAGATATCAATTTTTTTTGTTGTATGATTATAACAATAAACATGAAAGATTTCTCCATTTTTATATTTTTCTGATAACTCAGCTATAGTAAAAGCCCCATCAGTAGTATAAACAAGAGTCTCAGGATGAAAACAAAACTCTGAATATCTTGATATTCTATCTAAAATACCATATGCGCCTAATACGCTAAAAGGGGATGATTCTTTGCCAAATGGTGACATTGAACGGTATCCAAGATTATTTTGCAACAAAGACTTATCATAGTAATTTTTGTAATCTTGCCCTTTAATTTTTCTTTGTATTGCTGGTCCAGACCTGAATAAACTAGTCAGTCTTTTATAGAATACATCTTGTTGATTTTTTTCTGCCATTCAAAATACCTTACATTTCTGTTTATTATTATAATATAATAATTTTATTTTCTAAATGAATTAACATTTTTAATTATTATATTATATTTTAATCTCATTCAATAATTTCATTTATAATTATTAACATCAATGAATCAAGAAATACCAGAAATATTAATTGAAAAAATAGATTATGTTGCCTCTTATGTTGGCAACACGTCAAATGATTGGTTTAGAATTAAAAAAGAACTAATTAATTGTTTTCCAATACAATATAGAAATCTCTTTTCAAGAAGGCACAAAACCAGCAAAAAGTTTTTTATAAACGATTTTGACAAAACAATTATTAATTATTTAGAAACTAAATTGAACACAAAATTATTTATAGATGAAAATAAACTACACAAGCCAGAAGACGAACGGCCACCTCGTTATTGGGGATTGATGAAATACAACAAAGAAAGAACAGAAAGAAAAAATGGCACAAAAGAATAAAAATATAGAAAATTATATTGATCTTTTAGTTGAGGAAACAGTTGCAGATATTGTTTTCAATCCATTAAAAACAATAGTTCAAACAGCAAAAGCCACCGGAACTCACATTGTCGCTTCAACCGCCAACCTTGTTAAAGGCATTCTTTATCAAATCCCAACTTTAATCGTTCCAAGAATGAAGTTCCATTATGATCAGTTTATGAAAGACCAAGAAAGAAAATTGGCTGAAATAGAAAAAAGATATGGATCCGTTTATAAACAGGTAATGGATGCCATGAAAAATCGAGACATGTGGGGATTTTTGTTTTTCTTGCAGCCTGAGATAATGCTTGGTCAAAAATTATTAATGGCCGCACCGTCTGTCGGGCTTTCTGCTTTAGAAGTATTAACAGGTGGAGATCCTTCAATAGTCAGTCTAGCAAATCAGTATTCAGCGGCCACTCAAGCTTTACCACGCCCAACAGATCCAAATGCCGGATGGCATAGTGGTGGCGGTGGCGGATATGATTCTTATGGCGATTATGGAGACTATGGTCTTTATGAATCAATAATAAATGAAGATGCCACAACAAGCATTTTAAGCAATCCAGTAATAATGCAAAAATTATCAGGAAATCAATTCATTAAAGATGTAAAAAACATTGGTGCATCTATGTGGATTAACCAAATAAAAGAATTGGATAATGTAAACTCACTAGATGACCAAAAATTAAAACAAGTTTTTGGAGACTCTATTGACAAAATTAAAAATGAAATTAAAACCTCTTTAGACAAAGATCAAAAACTTAAAGCCAATAAGCAAGAATACGATGCTGCGTATAATACTGCCGAAAAATCTGCATTGGAACAAATCAAGAAAACAAATAAAGATTTTTACCATAAACAACTTGAGCAAATTGCTGCTCAAAATCCAGGAACCAAGACAATGGTGAATTATATAATTAATTCAACCAAATAATTTAAGGTTTAAAGATTATCGAAAGCGTGGTCTAATGCCTCATATACTAACAGGAGTTATAATATGAGTAAAGACGTTGACATTCATCCATCATCATTAACAGAACTAAAGCCAATTGTAAGAGATTTTATTGAAAAATTGGAATCTTTAGAGCACGAAATTGAATTGTTGAACGAGCAAAGAAAAGAACTTTTTGAAGAATATGAAGACAAAATTGACATTAAAGAATTAAAAGCCGCTTTAAGAGTTCATAAAATCATGAAAAAAGTTTCGCACAAAGATGCATTTGAGAGTTATTGTTCAATTCTTGAAAATGATGAGTGAAATATTTTCTTTTACATATTAGACATTTAATCAAAAAATTAAAACATTTCTATAAGAGTCTTTAATCTAGAAAAGATTCTTATGGAGTTAAAATGGCAAGAGAAAATGAAAAATATGAAGTTCCGCAAATATTATATGATGTAGACGATCAAGGAAATCCAGTTTCACAAATCCCATACATTGAAATACAGGAGAATAAAAAAATGCCTCCTGTATTATTTATTTTTGAATATAAACACACTGGAGAAACTGAACCTGGTCCAAAGGGCGAGTCAGTTTCAATTGTTGACCAAATACCACACAAATATGTTGACTTGGAACTTTTAAAAGAAAAATTACCTCCAGAGTTAAATGATGCTGTTCGAGTAGCAATTGGCATGGAGCCATTGAAAAAGGCTCAAGAAAAAGGAAAACAAATCTTAGACAAAGTTAACAAAAACATTGAATCTCTTAAAGAGAAAAGTAAGGGTAAATGAGGTTTTAAAATGAAATTACATGCAAGCGTAGTTGAAAAAATAATGTATATGGTAAAAACATATAGTGGATATCAAGATGAATCAAAGTTGCGTAAAATGATTGAAAACATTGATGTTACTCCATATGACAGAAAATCTACTGGAGAAACAATATTGGTTTTAACAGAAGAGTTCATTAACAAATTAAACAATAGACAACAATGAGCAGCAAAAGAGATTTTCAAATAGGCAAAATAGTATATGTTTTATCTGAAAAAAACAATACTGTTATTCCTGGGATTGTTATTGAAAAAGTAGTTGTTGAATCTTTAAACGGATGCTCAACATCTTGGAAAATCAGATTTGGTTCTGAAAAAAATAACAAGATAGTTGATACGTCAGATTTTAAACAAGATATATATCTTTCTTTGGATGAATTAGCAAATATGCTTCGTGGCAATTTTAACAATTTCATTGAAGAATTAATACAGACAACAAATGCAAAAACAAAAGATTGGTATGGAAAAACTGGTACAGAATCAGTTGTTCAAAAACCATCTAAACAAAACGATTCTTTAGAAGATTATTTTGAGACAAGCCCTGAACCTGTTAATAAGGAATCTACATTAAAAGACAGACTTAGGCAAATGGTCACTGCAACAGATGATGAAATAATGGATAGTTAATATGACAGAACAATATACATATCAAGAAGTTCATTTTGGTACGGAGGCACAAAAGAAAATGCTTGAAGGAGCCAAGATTCTTTCAGATGCCGTTCGTTCAACAATGGGTCCAAGCGGACAAAATGTTATTATAGACAATGAAAAAGCTGCGCCATTAATCACAAAAGATGGCGTTACGGTAGCAAGATCAATTAATTTGAAAAACAAACTCCCATCAGTTGGAGCAGAATTGTTAAAAGAAATTGCATCAAAAACCAACGAATTAGCTGGCGATGGACCGCAGCCACTGTACTCAAAAGTTTTAACACCAAATGGTTGGACCACAATGGGTCAATTAAAAATTGGTGACGAAATATGTGGTACAAATAATACTGTGCAAAAGGTTATTGGAATATTTCCAAAAGGAATAAAAAATATTATTGAAATAACTACATCAGACAACAGAACAGTAGAATGTTGTGAAGATCATTTGTGGGAAATAACAACAAGTTATGGTAAAAAGAAAATTGTTACTACAAAAGAAATGTTAATAAATAAACCTTTTGTCAAAGACAAAAATGGAAACATTAGATACAAATATTATTTGCCATTAACAAGTGTTGAATATAACAAAAAAGAATTACCAATTGACCCTTATTTACTCGGTGTTTTATTGGGAGACGGCAGTCTAACGAATAAAAAAAGAAACAATATAGAGATTTCACTTGGTCTTAACGATGAATATGTTTTAAACAAACTTAATTTGCCAAAAGATTGTGCAATTTCAAAATCATATGTTTATAATAAAAATTATATTAAAACAAGAATTATAAGAAAAGTAAGAGCTATAGAATCAACGATTAAAAAAGATTTATCGGAACTTGGATTACTTGGAACAAAAAGTGATACAAAGTTTATACCAAAAAATTATTTGTACTCTTCCGTAGAAGATAGAATAAATCTACTAAATGGATTGATTGATACAGATGGACATATAAATAAAAGAGGTTTGTTTGAGCACGGGACAGTAAGCCAGCAACTTCATTTAGATTTCGTCGAATTGTGTAGAAGTCTTGGTATTCAAGTTTATTCTTATAAACTTGATAGAAAAACCGATAGTGCTTATGGTTCTAAGTCAATTTATAGAACATATCAATTAAAAGGATATAAACACGGAATCAAGATTAAAGATATAAAGTTAACCAACAAACAAACAGAAATGCAATGTATTAAAGTAAGTAATAATGATAATTTATACATAACAGATAATCACATTGTTACACACAATACAACCACGGCTACAGTTTTAGGATATGAGCTTTTAAACCAAGGAATTAAAATGATTTCTACAGGCCGCTCAGCCGTTCAAATGAAAAACGGAATGGAGTTGGCAAAAGATGTAGCATTATCATTTTTAAAACAAGGTTGCATGGCTGTTGAAAAAGAAGAAGACATAATCAATGTTGGAACCATTTCTGCTAATGGCGATAGAGAAATCGGAACTCTTCTTAATAGTGCCATTAAAGCCGTTGGAAAGGATGGAATTATTGCTGTCGAAGCGACAAAGAGTGTTAAAACAACGCTAGAAGTCACGGAAGGCATGCAAATTAATAGTGGCTACCTTGCTCCATATTTCATTACAAATGCAGAAAAACTAACATGTGAATATGAAAATCCATATGTTTTAATGACAACACAAAGAATATCATCAATTCAAGATATTTTACCTATTCTTGAAACAATACAAAAAAAGCAATCGTCGCTTTTGATTATTTGTGATGATATGGATTCAGAACCACTTCAAACTTGCATTGTAAATAAATCAAAAGGCATTTTAAAAATCTGTGTAATAAAAGCACCAAGCATTGGTGAACACAGAGTAGATATTATGCAAGACATATGCACAATTATAGGTGGAGAAGTTATTGGAACCTCATCAGAGGTTTCTCTAAAGAATGTCAAATTAGAACATCTTGGTACTTGTAAAAAAGTAATTGTTTCTAGAGGTAATACAACAATTATTGCTTCTAAAAATCCTGATAGAGCAAAGTTGGTTGAAGAAAGAGTTAATAATTTAAGAACCGTTTTGGAAAACGATAAGACTCTTGATGACATGCGAGTCGCCAAATACAGAGAAAGACTTGCAAAACTCAGTGGCGGCGTAGCAATTATTAAAGTTGGCGGAAGCACAGAAGTTGAGATTTTAGAAAAGAAAGATCGTGTAGATGATGCTTTAAATGCAACCATGGCTGCAATTCAAGAAGGAATTGTTCCGGGTGGAGGAACAGCATTGTTTTATGCCTCAAGATATCTTGACAATTTAATAAAAACAAACAAGTTTAAAGACTTAACACAAGATGAATTGGCTGGTGTTGAAGTTATAATGAACACTTGTGCAGAACCACTAAAAACAATTATTCGAAATACTGGCAGATCACCAGATGTTGTAATTGATCATTTAATTACAAACAATATAGTATTGTTCAATAAAACATTTAACGAACAAGAACTTTTCGATATCAAAGGAAATAAGTTTCACTGGAACAATCCATTCAAACAAGTATCATTTTTAAGAAATATAACTGGGTATAATTCTTATAAGCATGAATATGAAAACTTAATTGAAACTGGCGTTATTGATCCAGTTAAAGTAACAAGATTGGCTCTTGAACACGCTGTTTCGGTTGTTGGTCTTATGTTAACTTGCAATTGTGTTATTATTAATGAGGAGAATAAAGATGGCAATAAATGATAGAGTAATGGTAAAACCAATCAACGGAAGCAGCTTATTTGAACAACATAGTGGTCAAGAAATGATTATTGTGTATAGACCAAAGCTTGACGCAGCAGGAAATGTTTTAACAGATTCATCTGGCGGTGTTGTGTTTGAACGTGTTGGTGGAGTAAAGTCAGGCTCTACTGGTGTTATTAAAGATGCATCGTTACGAGGACAACGTGGTCAATTTATTGAATATAAAGATGTTCCACCAGCCCTTGGTATAGATTTAATTCATCTCTATCCAATTCAACTTGATCACTATCAAGGAATTGGATGGTTTCTTGGAGACTGTCTCAAGATTGTTTGATTCTTTGTTTGAACAAATAAATTAAACCTTCGTGCTTGTCGGCAATGTTTCCAAGCATTTGTTCCAAGCCTCTGGTTAATAATCCTTGTTCTTCAAGTGAATCCATACAGGCTTCAATTAAATCTATAAAAAACTCTTCCGCTTCATAAGAAATAGCAGCGGGTTCACTAGCTGAACCATGCTGCTTCATTATTTTGTTAAAGTGGTGTGCTCCTGCGAGTATTTTTGAAGGCTCTGTAAGTAACTCTGTTGACATTCCGATTGCTCTCTCGGCAACGGAGTCGAAATCTTCTTTGACAGTATTGTAGGCGCGCTCAAAAAGAAGATGGTCTCCATAGTAATTTGAAGATTTGGAAGTCCAATGATGATGTTGATGAATTAAAGCTAAACCTTCGATTGAGGCTAATATAATTCCTAGTTCATGGTATTTAACGCCTTTAAACATGGAACCAACGTCATTTAGTATTCTGTCAACTTGAATATTATTTACATTTTCAATCATTTTCTTCCTCTTTTGCTTTACCTATATATTTATGTAGTATAATTATACATGGATAAAACAATATGACATATCGTTCTGGATTAAATAACGTAGCAGAGTATCAAGCTTCTGGTTATCCTTGGGTAACCTCATCAAATGTTGGTTCTTCGGCCCCTGTGAGAATTGACTTTCCATATGTTACATCAAAACTATATATTCAAAATAGAGGTGGCGGACCATTGGCCGTTGGATTTACTCTTAATGGCACAAACGGTACTAATAGATATGAAATACCTGTAAGCCAATCATTAACAGCAGAAATAAAAACAAATGTGTTATATTTGATGGGCGTAGGTGCAACAGTCAACTACTCTCTAATGGTTGGATTAACAGGAATCCTTAGAGATACTTATCCTGTTCTTACAGGTTCTGCGACAACAGGCTCTTTACAATTAAGTTATGGATTCTCAGGCTCTATTGGATCAAACACTGGTCTAGGCTGATTTCATTCATATTTGATTTCAAAAAACTTTTCCATTGGTTCATGGATAGTACAACAAACATCTAAAGTTTCCTTTAGATGTTTTTTATATTTTTTTGATTTAACCTTCATTGAAGATGAAATGATTATATAGCTTAACATATCAAGCCATTCTTCATAGATTCTTTGAATCTGAAAATATGACATTTTACTGTTTTTTGTATTGTTGTACATGTTCTTTATGATCGGGAATATGTGAACAATATTGTCATCCTCATTTTCTTTGTTTATTATCAATTCTTCTCCACGGTCTATAATGGAGTTTAATGATTGAATTACGGTATGATATGTAGCTATTCTTTCTTTTAATTCATAAACTTTTTCATTAGAATAGTCTGATGCTTTGTCAATAGGAATCATAAAAAACCCTTTTCTTAAAATTAATAAGAAAAGGGTATAATGTTTATTGTAAACTTTTAATTAAAATTAATTTGGTCGGCCCAACGCTTAGTAACAGCAAGTTGTTGTCTTAATGATATTACAGAACCATGAACATTGCCAGTCTTTGCCCAATCATCAACAACTTTGTTTGATTTAGTTATGATCTCATTCAGATGCTTCTTTAGCGTATTCATTTTTGTTTTTATTTCAATCAATTCATATGTTTGTTCTTTAGACATATTATTGAAATAATCAGACAAAAGATGATTTACTCTTTCTCTGTTTTTTATCTCTTCTTCCACAAACTCTGTGATTTCATGGCATTTATTGTCTATAATCACATAGTATTTGCCATTTTCTTTTAGGAACTTAGTTGACATAAAACACCTTTTATCAATAATCATAAATATTATTGATAAAAGTATTAACCATTAATTAATCATGGCTGTCAAAACTTCAAGATGTTCGCCGCTTGGGGTTTCTACAATTTTATAGGATGGACCCTCTGGGCTGTTTTTTACAAACTTACAGGGGGTGTTTGGCTTTACATGCATTGGCCTGTGTGCTATTGGATATCCTCGCTCCAAAGACCATGCCTGGTAAATGTAATAATATCCTTCTTTTAGGAATACAACATCACCTTTGTTAAACTTTCGTGAATTAGACTTGTTTGCTTTCATAATACCTCAACAAAAAATCGGAACTTCAAACTAGATGAAGTCCCAAAAGTAAATTAAACCTTATTAAATATAATGTTTAATTTAAAAATATTTTACAATCTGATTTTTATCATACCATTGTTTAAATCATATGGCGATAATGCTACTTTTACCCTGTCCCCAACCACCACATTTATTTTATTTTGGCGAATCTTGCCAGATGGTCGTGCTGTGATAACATTACCAGAATCAAGCTTGACTTTAAAAATGCCAGTGTTTGATTCAATTACTGTACCAGTTAATTCTACATGATCTGTTCTATCTTTACTCACTTTATTATATACTCCTGATTTTAATATTAAATACCAATATTTGGTATTGAAAAATAAAGGGGATACCATATCCCCCTGCCTTATTTCTAAGGACTTTTTTTTACAACAACAACAAGGAGACGATATTTGGTAACGGGAGCAGGATTTGAACCTGCGACCTCAAGGTTATGAGCCTTGCAAGCATACCGGACTGCTCTATCCCGCATCAACTGAACTCAGTATAGCTGAGTCTTAATTATTGTCAAAGTGAATGTTCTATTCGTGTAAAAGATCGATTATTTTTTGCTTTGATGACTTTAAACTTTTATATTCTGCTATATTAACATCCATTGTTTCCAGCCATTTTTTAAGGCCGAGAATTAATTCATAATCATCCGATATGCTTTCTATTGTATCTGTTATGATCTTTATATTAAACAAGATACCATCTGTATTTGGTATCTTCATAAAAACTTGTTCTTCAAGTCTATAATAGACATCATTTAATGAGTTGATTTCACTGGCCCCAAGCCTTTTTACACTATTTAACTTTGGATGTTGATTCAGAACATTTGAAGCCGCGAGCCCTAGATTATATCTCTTATAAGACTTATTGTCTGATATTAATTTCAATCCTTTGTTTATTTTGTCTTGCAATTGTTCGTTTAATTTTGGAACAATCATATGAGATTCATTAATTGTCAATCCAACCTTTTCTCCAACATCCCAATTTGAAGGAAAACAAACACTGGCTGCAATTATTTTATAAGTATCTTGATATGGCCTAATGATAATCATATCATTTTCTAGGGCTTGCGATAATTGCATAAAATTATCTATTTTTTTATTAAAAACATTTTCATTAAACCAAATTAGAACGTTGTCTATGTAATTCTTTGCTTCTTCTGTAATAAAGATAGAGTCATCAAAATTATATTTGATACATATTTCTTTTTGTTCTAATGCATGCTTGCTTTGTTCTTGTTTGAAATAATCAACGCAAGATTCTAGTACATAAAAGTTCATTCTATGTTTAAAATCTTGCGTTGGATTAAGAACGCTATAAAGAATATTTTTATCTATATCTTTTTTGCTCATGCAATTTCATATCTTGTAAAACGTTTAATAACGATTTTTTCACCGAACTTTACAGAAAGCAGATTGCACAATTGTTCAACGGTTTGCTTATTTGTGCTTGAAAAAATCTCTTGATTCATCAAACAAACCTCAGTTTTCCATTTGTTGATTTTTCCATCAATGATAGATTGAATCGCTTGTTCTGGTTTTCTTTTTCCGGTTTGATTCATTTCTTCTTCAAGTTGAAAACTGAAAACTTCACGTTTACGATTTATTTCATCTGTTGGGACATCATTTGCTGACACATATTCTGGATTCATAGAGGCAATTTGCATTGCAACTGTTAACGCAAACTCACGAAACTCTTCGTTCTTTGCCACAGAGTCAGTTTCACAATTGATCTCAACAAGCACTCCAAGGCAAGAACCATTGTGCTCATATGCCTTTATAATGCCCTTTGAAGCCGTTCTGGTCGAATTGCGAATTGATGCATTGCATTCTTTTTCAAGAATGTCAATTGCTTTTCGCTCATCTCCATCGGCTTTTTGTAAAGCCTCTTTACAGAGATTGATGCTCAACCCAGTTTTTACTCTCAAAGACTTTATTTGTTCAATTGTAACTTCACTCATTGTTTTATCCTTTTCATTGGAGGTAAATAAGAGATTCGAAAACTTATTTTCGAATTTCGCCATATTTATTATAATGAATTATAATATAAATTGTGATTTTTGTAATAAAAATTTTACCAGAAATAGTCGTGATTTTAAAACCAACATAAGAAATAAAACAAAACATTTTTTCTGTTCTTGTTCATGCAGAAATAATTTTCGCAGTAAAAAACTACATGTAGAATGTAAAAATTGCTTTAAAAGATTTAAAAAAATACCTTCTCAAATAAGTAAAAATAATTTTTGCACGAAAAGTTGCGCTGCAAAATATAATAATGTACATAAAATTAGCGGAACTAGAGTTTCTAAATTAGAAATTTGGATACGCGAAAAATTACAAAAAAATTATCCAAACTTAGAGATGCATTTTAACAGAAAGGATGCCATCAATTCTGAACTAGATATTTATATACCATCTTTATCTTTTGCTGTTGAGTTAAATGGTATATTTCACTATGAGCCAATTTATGGAAAAGATAAATTAGAATCAATTCAAAACAACGATAGTAGAAAATATCAAGCATGTTTAGAGAAACAAATAGAATTATGTATCATTGATACATGTCAAATGAAAAATTTTAAAGAACAAAAAGCTATGTTTTATTTTAATATAATTAAATCTATAATCGATAGCAAACTTTAAAAAATAATTTACCATTAATTTTTAACGTATTCGGGGAATAGTTTTCTTACACTGTTTTCAAATATCTTGATATCTTCAAAATAACAAGATGTATGTTTTATTTCTGTACACACGGAATCTATTGAAAAATGTTTAAAACTAAAATGCCATTGCTGTAATTCTTTTAATCCATCTGCGGTTCTACAAACAAGCCAATTTGTTGCCACAAGTATTTCTATCTTCCCACAATCCGAATACTCATTTTCTTTATGAATAGAAGAATATGTCCACTCCATTTGCGAACTAGGATCAATATCCCAATTGTCATCATCTAATGAATACCCACAACAAATAGGATTTTTTTCAAAATCTTCATTTATTTGAAATTGTTCGTTTTTTTCTCTAAAAAGAGTCATAACTTATAATAACTGTAGCTTTCCTGATATTTGATCAACAATTTCATCTTGTGCTGGCCCTATAGCTACGGCTGTTGGGGTCTTCTCTCCACCAAACTCTGTTAATCCATTATCAACAATGAAAGAACATGGAATGTTTTTATTTTTTGCAGATTCATAACATTCTTCTAAATCTTTTAGAGAGTTTACTCCAACACATATTTTTCTATGTCCGCCAAGATTCCATTTTTCAATGTCTTCTTTAGAAGTTTGTAGATATGCATCTATAGCAGCATGGCAACCCTGTGCAATTTCTTTTCCGCGTCTCATTTTTAAATCTTTTCTTATTATTATTACTTGTTTCATTTTCATATTGTTTAATAATTATACATGCGAATGGATAAAATAGTAGCAATGATTATTTATAAAATAACAAATAAAATTAATAATAAAATTTATATTGGCAAAGATAGCAAAAACAATGAAAAATATTTTGGAAGTGGAAAACTGTTAAAACAGGCAATAAAATTATATGGAAAAGAAAATTTTATAAAAGAAACAATAGAAGTTTGCGAAACCATAGAAATTTTAAATATTAGAGAAATATTTTGGATTGAATTTTATCAATCGACTAATAAAAAAATTGGATATAATTTAGCTAAAGGTGGAACAGGTGGCAAAACCAGAGAGGTTCCGTGGAATAAAGGAAAAAAACTTAAACCTCTTACAGAGGAAACAAAACAAAAACTTTCAAAAGCGAACAAAGGAAGAAAATATTCAAAAGAATTAAAAGACAAAATGTCTAAATCTATGAAAGGAATAAAAAAATCCAAAGAACATAGAGAAAAATTATCAAAAGCAAATCTTGGAAAGAAACTTACTCAAGAAACAAAAAACAAAATGTCTAAAGCAAGAAAAGGAATATGTCAAAAAATTTTGACATGCCCACATTGCGGAAAACAAGGTGGTACAACTATGTACAGATGGCATTTTAATAATTGTAAAAATTACCACATATAAATTTTTAAATAATTTTGTTAAAAATGGTGATGGATACCGGGTTCGAACCGATGAGTGCAACTTGGAAGGATGCCATATTACCGCTATATTAATCCATCATAGCCTAGGGCCAGAATTGAACTGGCGATTCCGCATTACAAGGGCGGGGTTATTCCATTTAACTAACTAGGCATATTTCCTAAGTATACATGAAAAATAAAAGATGTCAACCTGTTTTATAAAGAATGTTTATTTATCAGCAATTAATTGTTTCCATCTTGCTTCAATCAAATGTGAATAAATGTAATAATTTAATCCATAGGCCCCAAGAGAAAATCCATCATTTATTTCTATTAACAGTGTTTGATTATCTGATGTAATTCCTACATCAACAGAAAACCCGTCCAAATTATATGTGTTATAAGCATCTTTTGTTAAAGATTTTACAGTGTCAGAATCAGGAAAAACTAATGGATCTCCATGATAATGGCTCATTCCAACAATTTCTCCATGGGTTAAAAATATTCTATACTCACTTACAAAATCAACATAATCAGAATAAACAATTTCGTGTTGTTTTGAAACGTGCATTGTTTTAAACAAATCTTTGTATTCAGAAACAACATGTCCATTAAACAATTTATGTTCCTTGTATGGCTTAACAAAAAACTTTTTAAAAGAGCCTGAGCACACAATTTTATTAAGTTCTTCTATGGTAATAATTTTAAATGCTCTATTACAATATTTCAAAAGATTATCATTTGGAATAGAATACGTTATAGGATCCACGCCAAATGCGTTCAATGCTTTTCTAATACATTGAATGCCTCCAACAACGATATCTTCCCTTGTAATGGGTATTTTATCCATATCTTCAAACAAATATGGAATTACTTCATACCCGCGTTCTGAGAAACCCTTTACAGCAACAAAGACAGGAACGCTAGCCCATTCGCCATCTTTGTTCTTCTGCGCATAAACTTTAGTCATTTTGATATTAAAATACTTTATCATCAAGAAGATGCTTCACAATATTATATTTTCTTTCCATCCTTGGCATGGAATTATTACCATAAATTAAAGTTGCTATTTTAGCGATTTTTTTATTTCCTTCAAAAGTAAAGTGATATCCGTTTTCTGTTGCTTTATATATCGTTCCTCCAAAAATATTATTTTGGATAAAAATATCTTTTATTTGGTTAACTTGCTCTATAGTTGAACATGAAAAAGAAAAAGCGATTTGTTTTTTTAGATTTATTTGATTCTTACGATTCCTAACCCAGAAAGATCCATCACCATCAAACAAACCACGAAGCCAGTCGCTTGTAAACTGTTCAGGAATATAAAAAGGGGTTGATGTTTTGTTTGGAACAATTCCCAAAGACATCAAATCATCAGTTAATTTTTTACGAACAATCGTTAACCCCACCACTTTGTTTTTTTCTTTATTTCTAATAGATATATTATGATTAGAATTGATGGCTTGTTTAAACTCGATTATTTGTTGTGCGTCTTTTTCAGACAAATAAAAAGTTAACATATAGCTTCCGCTTTTTTGTTTTCTAATGCACCCATCGGCTGCTATAAACCCCAACCAATAAGCTTTCTCAGAAGTATCAATTTTAGAAAAATACTCTTCATTTATTGATATTTTGTTTTCTTGTCTTGGGCCAGTAGTTCCGTCCAATTTATAATTAATAGATTTTAAAAATCTATAAACATAATTTTTATCAATGCCAAGAATCTCGGCAGTTTTATATGTACTTTTAGTTTGATTATACAATTGAATTATTTCATCATTTTTCATTAATTACCATCTTCATATTTCTATATAAAATATTAGGATCACACATGGATAGTCCACTTGATTGTGCATCATTAAACTCCACCACAATCCATTCTTGTTGTTTTTCCATTGTAGAATATGGCTTTTCTGTTCTTGCTATATCTACCACAAAGAAATTAGAGTTTTTCCCAATTCTATCAATTATATCATTAAGAAACTCTCGTGGAACATTGTCAGGGTTTATGTCCTTGTGCTCTTGAAGTAGTTCTTCATGAGAAGCCCAGTAGAACGCCCCAGAAACGACTTTGCCATTCAATATGAAGAACCTGTACTCTTCTGTTATCGGAAGCCCTGAGAAGTCTTTTGTGAAGGCTCTAAGGGGAACATATTGCCTTATACATATTCTTTGGTTTCCAATTAAAGAATCTTGTAAAAGTCTGCCGTATACATTACTTGCTTCTGTTTTGTTTTCGGCAAACATATGTGTCTTCCAATTAAACTTTTTTGAATTAGTTTCGCCTTTAAGAACAAAAGGCCCAGCATTACTTGGAACATGATTTAATTCAAACCATGTTTTTGGTGTAATATCCTCAAAATCCAAATACCAATTTGATATATCTGCGATATATCTGTGTTGTCTATATGAATTAATCAAAGTGCAATTTTTATATTCTAAATCTTCTTCAAGTTCTTTATAAAAAGGCAATACTGAATATCGTCCCAAAACAATTGAGTTGTCTGGTATTTTTGTACGATTATCATAAACATTAAAATATTTGCTAGCAACATCATGCTCCGATGTTTCTGCAATGCCTTTTCTAAACAATATAACTGGTTCTTTTTCCATGTCTCAAGTATAGCATACGGAAAAACTGTTTGTATCTTATTTTTCTATTAGTTTAATAAACCAATCATAGTTGCCAAATCTATTTTGTTGTGCCGGGCTTGGATTTTGATTGGCATTGCCCCAACCGCCACGCATAGGCAAATCTTGTCCTGAATTGCCCCATCCAAATTGAACAGAACTTCTAGAATCTTTTGACATTGCTTGTAACATAGCCATGGCAACTGCGCTTCCTTCATAATTATTTTTTTTGCCCCATTCAATAAAGTTAACACCTATTGCAAGAGCCATGATAAGATCGTCATTGTATCCTTTCATTGCTTTTGCCTTTTTGCCATCCCAAATAAAGGTATCTAGTTCCTTAATAAGTCTTTCAGAAAATATCTGTATTTCCTTATTTCTTATTGATGCTTCAAACTTCACCAATATTTCATTTCTAGATTTTGCATTTGTGTTAAATCCAGGAACCAAATCACCAACAACTTCTGGTGGATTGTTGCATATCAAAGATCCGTTAAACATTTTCTCATAATAAATATTTGGATATTTTGTTGATTTTAAGGCATAAGAGGTTGCTATTCCTACATTGTTTATTTCATTTACAATAAATCCATTGTTGTATTTTTTTGCAACATCTACCAAAAACTCTGCATATCTATCTGGCGGCATTTTTCCTTTATATTCAGCAACGCAAACATTTGTATTGGCATTTATAACATACATGCCAGAATAATCATCTGCATCTCCTCTTGCTACGTCAGCAGAAATTATGTATCTATCCCCTGAGTTCGCATATTCCCAAATGTACATATCATTATTTGGACCATATTTCGCTATCGGAGTTTTTATATTGTTTCTCAAATAATCAAGCGTAGCGTTTTCAATGAAATTATTTCCAGAAGCATTGAAACCGCAATTGTGAACTGTTAAACAGTTATCAACAACATAACTATTATCTTCTTCGACTTCAATATTATACACTTTTCCTGTGTAATTTATTTCTTTATATTGTATTTTTCCAAAAAAACCAAAACGATCAGAAAAATATGTTCTTGATGTGTTTTTTTCAAAATCCTTAGATGAATAATTTTCTAAAATATCTTTAATGTTTCGATGTTTGACTGATATTGAATTGATTCCATCAAAAGATAAATATGAACGTTTGTTATTCCAATATCCTATTCTTGCATATATGCCAAAGGAAGTTAACAGTGTTTTTACTTGAGATAATAAATTATCATTTACACAAACAAGATTCATTTTATTTGTATAGTTTCCATTTACAGGATGACTGCCATCACCTTCAAAAATACCCGCCAACAAACCTTTTATTACATCTATATTTGTTCTTGCAATTAAATCCATATTTATTGTTTTATCTAAACTATATTTTCCATTTATATATTGTTTTATAAGTTCTATAACGAACTTATTAGATGTTGTAATTGTATAGCATTTAGAATAAGACCTTTTATTATCATGATAAAGAATATTATATTTGTTAAAATAATTTTTAACAAATAAACCAAGGGTATCCATTTCATCATGATGAAATGCAAACGAAACTCTTCTTTTGTCTATGCAGCCTTCTGACAAGAACAAACCAAGAAATCTTCCAAAATCATAATCTATATCAATATGTTTTTTCGTACTACCTTTTTGTCTATGATATTTAATATTTTCTTCATCAATTAAACTGATTTTTAATTTGTTTTTACACATTTCATATAAATCTATATGTTTGTTTTGTTCGTATAAAAACTCATTTAAATTAAACTTTGGATGAATTAAATTAGAAAAATGTTTTGTACTCAGATTTGTATTGCCAGAAATAAAAGATAAAGGATATGAGTTTATTTTTTTGTCATTGTTTTCTGCATATTCAAGATATTTCTTTTTAGAAATGCCTCGTAAATCATATTTTTTATTTTCCCAAAAATATCCAAACAAAGGATGATTTTCGGTTATATTTATTTTAGTACCACGATTACCAGGAGTAGATATTTGATATATTTTTTCATTTTGATTATCAAAGTCTCTTTCAAACTTTTTAGTTACTTTTCTATATCTTCCATTATGGGTTAATACTTCATCGCCAATTTTTATATCAAAAATTGATTTAACACCAGCTTTTGTTGTTATTAATGTTTCAGGTGTCAAACACAAAAGTTCTTGGGCAATACGTCTGGGATCGTTCATTAATTCAGCGCATTGTTGTTCATACCATTCTTCATCTCTTTCAGGATGAACTGTCCATGGTAGCTCTATAGCATAAAACTTGTTTGATCCTTCTTGATTTCCTTTTCTGTCTTCTGGATTAAAGTTATTATCTGTGGCTTTTGACCAAATACTATGAAATGTATTACCAACCCCGAGTGGAGATGATATTAATATTGCAGAACCTCCAGTATTTGATCCAAGTATTCCGTTTTGTAAAAATGAATGAGTTTTTGGAACTGTAAAATCATATGTTTTGTTTTTTGATGGCGTTATTGAAACAATTTCATCCCAATAAAACTCTTCATTATTTGTTTCTTTGAATGGGATATTAATTGTATATAAATTATACTGTTCTATGATATTTGATTTATATCCATCGTTATGTAATAATAAGTTTAATTTTCTAGCAAATATTTCACTTACCGTGGATATTGTAAACAATTTGTCATTTATCGTTTCTTTATTTTCTTTTGCACCTGTTTTCAATAAGCCTTTCATAAAACAATCAAACGTTTTTTTATTTGCGCTAAGTATATCATTTGGAACATCTAATTTGTTATCTACAAGTAATTTATTACCATGATATATTCCAATATTTTTTGCATCGGTTTCTGATAACGATTTTTTACCATAACACTTCATGCCTATTTGTATTCTCAATTTGTCTCCAAGAGATAACTTTTTGGCCTGTATCATTTCGCCACCTTCTGATATCTCTGTGTTCTGTATATAAAGAGGATGTTTTAATGTAACCTCTACCATATGGCCGTGTTTTGTTTTTATTATTAAAGTATCACTTTCAGGAGAAACGTAACCATGCGACGTTTCTTCCATTCCATTTTTTCCATAGATTGGTATTTTTAAATCAAAATAATCTCCAATATTATACCCTTTATGATAATCTTCAATTTTTTCAAACCCATTATCTGTTAAAATTAACGTATCACCAACGACACAAGATAATGTTGGTTGCAAACCTGTCCACAAATCACCAAAGTTTTCAATGTGCGCACAATTATGACTTAATAGATCATTTGCATAATATTCATATCCGTCATCTACATTAACAAGATCATATAATTCACACTGTTCTTCTGTTTTTTCTATAGAAATTATTGTTTCGAATATGTTTTCTTTGTTTTTTATTTTGTCTATTAAAGGCTCTATTGTATCTGCAAACGCAAACATTTCTTCTTGAAGATCTTTAATGTTTCGCTGTATGTATAATTGATGTCCGCCAGAACACGTTATTTCTTTGCCTGTTTCTGTTATTAGTTTTATACTGTATTCTTTTTTAACTTTTTTTATACCGTCAAAAGACTTAAATCCGGTTGGAGTTAATACTTCCCATTCTGATATATTTTTATAATTCTCTATTTGCCCACTCATATTTTATCGTCCCACAATCCCAAATACGATCATGTCCATTATTTACCATATTTTCCCACTCGGAAATACTTGGATCATATTGAGATAATAATTTGTTTAATTCAGATTTTCTAAACTTAAACCTATTAAATCTCTTTCTATAATTATCTTCTCGAAGCAAATAATAATAATTTGGTTCGGAACGACCTATTTCTTTGAATCCAAGTTTTGTATATACTGTATCTTTTATAGCTGAGCTAGACCATCTTCTATCTGCGTAAGAAATAATATTTTTTGGGTTATAATCTTTAACAAATTGGGAAAATAATTTTCCCGCCACGCCAGAAATAGAATATCCTATTTTTGTACAAAATCTTAATAGCTCATAATATCCATCTTGATTGTATCTTCTACTTCCAAGGGAAATACGTTCAGAACCAAACGTCATACATGCAACTAATTCATTATTATAAAATGCTCCATATCGAACGGTACTCGATTTTTCACTACCTTGAAGATGATTATTATTCATGAACTCATTAGCAGTATTTGAATCTATTTTTTTAACTACACATTTTCTTGCTCCTATTTTATTGGCGACATCATTATATCCCAAAATATTTTTAATTCTATTTTTTACTATTTCTTTTTTATCATTCCATTCATCCGAGAAGATTTGGATTAGTTGTACTCCTTTATATTCACAAATTAGAGTTTTATTTATATGATAATTTTTATCTTTATTCCCAATAATCTCAGCATGATAATAATTTCCATTAATTTCAATTGCTACTTTTTTATCATGAAAATAAAAATCTAATTCTTTATTTGAATCATCAAAAAAACCTTTATAATCTAAATGAAATGTTGAGTGATCAATTTTACATAAATCAATTAAAAACCCATTTATTTCTTGCTGTATTAATGAGTTTCTTGGATTTTTTCCGACTGGTTTGCATTTTTTACAATGAGGAAATCTTGATGGTTGATTTTTAGCAAGGGTTATATTGTCATAGAATACAAACTCATCATTACATATTTTACATTTAAATATTCTTTTTTCAGCGTCAACTAAAGATACGTTGTGGAATATAAATCCTGTAAGTTTATCTGTAAATGCATCATTTTTATATTTTTTCATTTTTTCACGAGCATGATAAAGATTTAGAGAAGACTTAACACCATATTTTATCATTACCGTTTCTCTTGTTTTTCTTTTCACGTCTTCGTTTTTAGTTGCTATTTCTACTCCATATCGTTCAAGATTTGTTTCTCTTATTTTTCTTTTCACTTCTTCATTTTGCGTAAAGTGTTCCACGCCATATTTTTCTAAACATGTATTTTTTAATTTTTGTTTATATTCTTCAGTTTTAGTATAACAATCTTCACCATATTTTTTTAATACGGTTTCTTTTGCTTTTAAAGGATTGACATAGTTTTCATCACCATATCGTTTAAGTTTAGTTTTTTTAATTTTATCCGAGAATCCTGGTAATTGACTACTATGTTCTACTCCATATTTTTCTAACATTACCTCTTTTATTCTAGAAGTCATCAATAATTTATGCTCTTCTGTTGATACGGAGCATTTATGACAACAAAACTCTTGATAGCCTTCAAATATAGATACAAACTTTGTTTCTTTCCCGCAATGATTGCATGTGTTTTTATTGTTTCCCCAAAGAATGTTAATATGAACATTGTAATATTCTTCTAATGAAGAAATATGGCCCTTTTTTACATGCATGCTATTTACATGGTTAGAAAACCCTGTTGATTTCATTGCAGCTTTATCACACAATTTACAATCAAATGTTATGTTTTGTGATAATATTTCTCGTTGTTTTGGCATAATAATTATAATTCCTTATTTTTTAAGTGTTATCTTTATAGAATGTCATTCTTATAACATACTTAAAACAACATTTCAAGAACTATAAAATATATAATAAAATTATTTATATTGTTTTTCATAAAGAGAAGATATTTCGATATTTTTAATTTCGCCAGTATTTTTATTTCTAATTGTAATGATGCTGTCCGAAGCAATACATTCATCGATAATAAAAACAGACACGGCGGATCCACGGCCTGCATCTTTTGAAGTTGGGATTGCCTTAATTCTTGATCCATTAGAAAAATGTAAATACTTTACTGATTCTCCAACCAAATCAGGCATTACTAGCCATGGTGGCAATGAATCCAACATAGTTTTGACTTTTGTCATGAACTCTTGTGCTGTTGCTAATTTGGTAGCAATAACAACAACGTTTTTTTCTCTATGAAACAACGCCAACCATAAAGAATATGCGGCTGATATTGTAGACAAACCTAACTGTCTTGATTTGTTTGTTATAACAAGGCGATGTTTTTGAAACATCTCTAAGCAATCATCTTGGTACGGGAATGTTTCAAATGGGACAAGACCATTAACAGGATGAGATATTTTTACATATTTCTTTATAAAATAAGCAGGATCTTTTCCGCATTTTATTATTTCTTGAGCTTGCTCTTGTGTTCTTTTAATTTTTTGTTTACTTGAAGCCATAAATTACCTACAAATATAATCAAATGAATAATTTGATTCTTTAAACAATTCATCTTTTAATGACATGTATACCGGCAACATTTTATGTGTACATTTAAAATTGAATATATTTGTAAATATTATCTCATTATGCGTATTTTCTAGTGTAGATGCTAATCCATTGTTCAAATATGAATTAAAAAATATTATTTCTGTACTTGTATGTTCGTTTTGCTGCAAAACATCTACTACTGTTTGTATGTCCCCTGTGTATGAACACTCATCAAGAATCACCAAATTGCATGGATTATTTTGAATCATTGTTGATTCAATATTTGTAAAATATATTCTTGATCCGTTTTTAAACGTCAAAACATCAGCAAACGAATGAGAGGTGTTGTTTTTTACAATATCGTATGTTTGTATTCTACTAAGCCACGTTCTTGCCATTACCTGAGAATGTGATACATATATGCATTTATGGTTGTTGTTCTTCAATGCTTGATATACACAATAAAACAAGGCAAATGTGGATGCTCCAATTTGCCTTTCTTTAAATAATATTACTTTTTTATTATTGCTTACTGCATCAAGTATCTGTAATTGTTCTTTGTTTAACTTTCTTGATTTTGAGAAATTAGATGGATTTGTAAAATAAAAATTATTTTCTATGAAATCTGCTGTTTTTTCACTTAATATCGACATCACAATATACTCTAAAATATGCGCTTCTATTTGTCCTAAGTATATTATAATTTAAAAACTCAACATCGTATCGAACTGTTTTTGAATCTATTGTAAAATTGATATTTTTTCCTGTGTTTTTCTTATATTCTTCAACGCATTTTTTAAAATATTGCCTCATTACTTCCAAGGCATCGTCTACATTCTTTTTTTCTAATTCTTTCCACATATTTTCTGTTTGTAAATTAACAATACAAATATAAAAAGCTTGCATTTTTTCTTCGTTTATTAATTTAGTACGAACCATTTCTGTGTTTACAGATTTATCTAATTTATTTTGCGCACCAAAAGTTTCATTAAAAACTTTTGATAACTCATTGAACTTTTTATAATCTTTTACAGTCATTTTTAAACCTTCTTTTTTAATTATGCTATTTTAAATTAAAAATTGGTCTGCCAAGCAGTTTTCTTTCTTCTAAATACTCTTTCCATCCATCGGTATTTTCAGATGGCCTCCATCCATTTGACCAGTCGCCACTTGGGTTTGAAGACCATCTCATTTCGCATTTAAAACAACACTTGTGTTTTTTATAAGTAATCGAGTCGTCTAATGTTTTCATGGGGAATAAGCACAATGGACAAAACAATGGAACTATATAGTCTTTGTTTTCCGGCTCAATTATTACAACCTTACCGCCGTGCATTATTTTTATTTTGTTGTTGCCTGTATCAATTTGAGACATATGAATATTTTCCGTTGTTTTTTATTTCTATAATATGATCAACAACTTCCTTAACTTCTGATATATGAGAAATTATTAGAATTGTTTTATAATAATTTTTTAAAGTTTGAAGCATTTGTAAACATAAGTCTATATTGTTTTCATCCAAAACTCCAAAGCCTTCATCAATAATGAATATATTTGACTTTGGTAAAGATGATAGATTTGACAAAGCAACTCGAATAGCCAACGAACAAAACATTTTTTCCATTCCAGATGCAGTCTCTACTATTCTCTTTGTATCATTATGTGTTATATAAATATCCATTGCATTAGAGCTTGATGATGTTTTAAGTTCAACTCCAAAATCAGAAACACCAGCAAGTATTTTTTCAATTTCCTGATTAATAGCTGGCAATTGTGATTCGAGAATCATTGTTGGTATGCCTGTTTTTGAAAATGCGTTATATATTGTTTGTTGAATGTTTACTTTTTCAATAATTTCATTCATTTCATTCTTGTTTTGAATAAATTGACTCTTTTTTTCATTCATGGACCCAAGAGAAACAAGAATTGAGGATTTCTCAGAATCATGTAATTTTATAGCCGATGACAATTCCTTGTAGGAGTTTGTCAACTCTTCTTTTCTTTCGGCATCCTTTGAATTAATCTTTGATTTTTCATCATTTAGATTTTTCAACAATTTATTTTTTTCATCTAAAATCTTAGAAAGGTTTTTAGAACTCAACCTCTCATTCAAAACATTTATTCTGTTTTCAACATTTTTCTGTTCTTCTGTTAGTATTTTTGCTTCTTTAAACTTCTCTATTGTTTTAGAATCAACAAACTCTTTAATGATATTTTGATATTCATTTAGTTTTTCAGTTAATTCATTTACTTTATTTTTTTGTTCATCAATTATCTTCTTGTTTTCATGCGAATCCTTTATAAAGACACATGTAGGATAAGAATCGCCACATGGAACAATGTCAAGTTTTTTAATTGATTTTTCTTGAGCGTCTAAGGTATGCTTTTCAACTCCCAACTGAGAATTAATCTCAGTTGCTGACATTCTTGTCGCCTGCGCCTTTTCAATTTTTTCTGACAATTCTGCCATGTTCAACAATGTAAGTTTTGCATTGTTTTCATTGTGCTTTTTATTAAGATCACTGATTTCTTTTTCGGTTTGAACATATTCATTTTTAACCTTATCATATTCAATTTCTTTAATATTAAGCTCTCTTTCAAGAACTCGAATCGTATCGAAATTATGCTTTTGTTCAAAAATAACAAGTTCTTTTTTGGTTTTATCCAAATCATCTTCTAATGATTTAATTTTATCTTCAATTACAACCAGTAAAGAAGTTTTTTCTTGAATTGATTTTTCAAGATTTTTTATTTCTAAATCAAAATTAATTTGAGAATACTTTTTCGATAAAGCATTATATTCATTTAAATCGGCCTTTGCAATCTTTGCCAAAGAATTGAATATATCTAAATTAAGAAACCTTGACAACAACTCTTTTCTTTTTGTTGCTCCCTCATTAATGAATCTATTTATTTCTCCTTGTGATGACAAAGAGGTAATAAGAAAATCTTCATCTGTTCCAATTGTTTTTTGTATCCTCTTGTCGGTCATGATTCTATCATCACCATTTAACCGAACAACATTATTATCTTTATCAATTTTATAAAAATCCAAATCCGTACTTGTCTTTGTTTCTTCTACGGCTTTCTTTTTACTAGATTCTTCTAGCTTTGTTATTCTTTCTATAAAGTATTGTTCATCATTTGATTCAAATTGAATCTTTACTTTACATTCTGATTCGCCATGTCGAATTACGTGGGCATTTTTCATAGAACCACGATCTGTAGAGTTAAACAAACCATACATTAATGCTCCAACAATAGAACTTTTTCCAATTCTGTTGTTTCCAAATAAACCAACAATTCCATTTAATTTTGCAAAATCAACAATGTTTTCTGTTCCATATCGGAACACATTATCAAACTCCAATTTTTTAAGATCCCAAAAAACATTTCTGGCAACCTCTTCTGGCTGTTCTTCTTCAATTTTTTGAATATATGTTTTTATAACTTCTTCCGCGATTTTTATTTGTTCGCTTGATACATTATTTTTCTTTTTGTTTTGTAAAATATATTCATTATATAATTCAATTATTGTTTCTGAATTGTTCTTTAATTTGTCTTTTGTTATAGAAATACCGCCAGCAGTAATTTTATCTGTGTTAGCTATTTCTTCTGTTTTATAAACAACTTCTTCAATAGAATATTCATCTTTAAGAATCTTTTCAAATATCTCTCTTTCTGCTTTAGAAATATTTTTTTCTGATAATATTCTTATGCGGCTACCTGGATGTATTTTTTTTGAAAGTGCTTTTCTTAAATTAAGAAGTTTATCTACGGTTGTTTTTGGATTTGATGACCAATTGATAGAAATATATGGCTGAAAGTTTTCAACCTGAATAAAATCCACTGTCCATTCATCTTTTGACTTTATATCCCAAACAAGAAATCCTTTTTGTTCGTCTTCGCCAAAGTTTTGTTGAACGAAAGAGCCAGGATATCCACTGTTTGGTCTTTCTGTGCCAAATCTATCTTTCCTGAAAGACATATATTGTTGCTTGTGAATGTCTCCCATTAACACAAAATCATACTCAGAAAACCTTGAAATGCTTTCTTCGCCAGAAGACATACTGTGATTGTTGCCAACAATACATCCAGTAATGCTTCCATGATAAAGTGCGATATTAATCTTGTCTTCTAGCGGACTAACCTCGTTCCATGCGTCTTTATCAAAACATGAAAATACACACCAATTAATGTTTGAATCATAACAATCAATATAATTGCCAGACTTTTTATATAAAATATTGTTTTTGTTGTCGCCAATAGCAGTAAAAATAGGAGTAATGGCATCTTCTCTTTGTTCATTTTTTAGAGAGCCGTCATGATTTCCCAATATTGAACGAACAGGCGCTATCTCTTCTAGAGAGCGAAACATCCAAGCCATTCGTTCTACCACTTCATTTGTTAATCCGGTATTTTTGGTGTGAAAAAAATCTCCAGTCATAACAATGAAATCAGGCTTTATTTCTTTTACTTGAGAATAAAGTTGTTCAAACGCCCTGGTATATTCTTTATGCCTTGAGTTTCCACGCCAATGTATATCACTTATATGAACTATTTTTGCCATTAACACTCCATTTATTTTTATTTTTTACTTGAGAAATATTTCTTATCTTATGAACCAACAAATCTTGCTTTGTTATTTTTTGTTTTTTGTTGTAAAGCTCTAAAAACTGTTCTTTATGCAAATCTCCAACATCCTTGTCATAAGGAATGTCAATCATGTAAACATCGATATTGTAATCTAATAAAGATTTTGCAAGCTTAATACTTTTTTCTTTTACATCAGGATCAAGAGCTAACACAACAGGCGTCTCGTTAACAACGATATTTTGAAACAAACTGTAATTTATATTCAAATCAGAACCCAAAATTGCCGTTGCGTTTCTTGTGCATTTAATTAAATCAAATACGCCCTCCACAATCACTAATGGTTCATTCCAGTTTACATTAATTTCATTAAAAATGATAGACTCTCGAACAACATAAGGATTTTTATATTTTGTAAAAATATTTTCCTTTATTCTTCTACCAGTATAATAATTTAATTTTCCATTGGCATCAAATGAAGGTACGATAATTCTGTTCCAATAGGCTTTGTCTTTTGATGTATATAAAAACTTCCAATACCACAAATCTTCTTCGGAAGAAATGTTTCTTGTTTTCAAATATTCAAAATATCTTTTTGCATAATAATTCGTTTTATAATTTTCAACAATCAGCTTTGACTCTTCTGGCAGAATTAATGGTGCCACGTATTCAGTTGCATCTTCATCTACATTTGATAGTAGATTTGACACATCTACAAACTTTTCAAGATATTCCTTATAATGACTTGTATAAAATGTTTTTATTAAAAATACAAGATTTTTTGACTTAAACCCACAAACCCAGCAATGATTAATACCGTTGTCGGTTCTTATAACAAGTTTTTTCTTCGAATAAGATTCATCATGATTTGATCTACAAATTGGGCAAATGACAGAAATGTTCTTACCGCCATTGGAAGGTACTCCCTTTCCAAAAACGGTTTCGATAAAATCTGAAAATTGTCCTTGCGTAGCTAACATGCTTACGATAAGAATATGTGTTCACGATAAAGAATAAACTGACATGAGGAACATGTTATTTAATTCTTGTTATCTGGCCGCTTTTAACAATAACCCAACTATCTGCCATGTCTTCATTGCATTTGTCATACACCATTTCATCTTTATGTTTGCCTGTTTTGGCAATGTGTGTATGCCATGGAAAATCCTTGTTTCTTTCCAAAACTTTCTCAAACACTTTTTCTTTTGTTGATTTTGTTTTGTCTTTTTGATCTATTGCTATGCCAATTGATTTTCTTGCTGAACGTACGTTTATGTACTTTGGTTTTAAATTGAAGATTTTATTCGCCTCGTAGCAAACCAATATATTCATTTGAGCAAGTGTAATAATTGTTTGTGCAGAAGAAATGCCTCCTGTAAACTTTTTGGCAATCTCTTCAACATATATGTTTTTAACATTGTATTTATTGCTATTTTTTAAATTATTAAAAATCGTAGATACTACATTGATTTTATCAAATAAATCTTCAAGCTTTGTACTTGTTAATTTAATTGGAAATAATTGAACCAGGTTTCCAGTATGGTGATCCAAAATACACACACCAGTACAACTAGATGAAATGTCTAATCCAATATCAACATTTATTTTTTTGTTTTCTTCGACGGCTTCTTTTTTGTCGCCTTCTGTTTCTTCGGTTTCTTTGGAGCATATAATTTCATTATTGGTTTTATTATCTCCTCCGTCCAAAACAGATATTCCACGTTGTATTTTTCTGCCCATTTTTTTGCCGCCTCTGCTTTTTTAACAACTTTAAAATTATTAACTTGATTTTTTCTTTTTACTTCAACAAGTTTTTTATCACCATTTTTATAGAAAATTAAAAAATCAGGATAATATATTCTAACTTTACCAGATTTTATATTTGCAATATATGGTATTTTTATTTGCTCATAAAAGTATTGAACAACATCTGGATCATTGTCTAAATGACAACATACATAATATTCCCAGGACGACCTATATTTTATTGGCAAATTACTTTTTTTGCTAACATAAATACCAGTTTTATATCTCCCTTTTCTATTTCTCGCTGCCTTTGTCTTCTTAGTATTTTTAATAATCATATAAGCCTTTTGTAGCCACTTTGTTAGTGCAAAGGTATCTTGTCCTATGTTTGTTGTTGAAACGGCTTAGAAAGCATTCTAGTTTAGTGGAAGATGACCAGTATAGGGTTGGTTAGAAGTCCAATTTAACAATAAAATTATATTTTTCACCAGTTCTTCTCAGTAATGGTTGCGCTAAATGTGTTTTTGCAATTACATTCATATTTTCATCATGAACATAAACTGCATTTATCCATGTGAATTGTTGATCTGTATCATTTGCTAAACTTGAGGCAGATACATGCAAATAAGATGGATTTGATGAAGAAGTAGCCATCATTGGCGGCAATTGTAGATTCAATTTCATTACATGAATGTTTTGTTCGCCTTTGAAAGACATGTTAAAATAATTTTCTCCAAAGAAATACAGTTGAGGAGATTTTATTAATACAATTCCTTCATCGTAAAAAATGTTTCCTATATTTGACCAAGTAGCTTGTTCTGTGTCGCAATTTGCAACATACAAACCACCTTTTGAGTTATCTTTAATGGTAATTGATATTTTTCCATCAGAGGCAGATAGATTATTGTCTGTTAGAATAAAAGAACCAGGGTTTATTCTATTTCCGTAATAAATGTTTGAAATATCAAATATTACACATTGATTAGATGAATTATCTTTTGTTCTGTGCAGTATTGCTAAGCTGTCAGAATATGAACCAGATACATTATCTGGCGTAGCTCCTATAAATTGATCCACGATAGAACTTGATATTCCATCCAATACAGACGCTTTATCTACCATCGGAACAAGGTTTTTTAATGTCACTTTGCCAATATTTAGATTTCCTAAATCATTCACAAACTTACCAAGAGACCCCGTTTTTAAAAAGTCATAATTTGGATAATATTGACCGTTATCACATGGCATTATTATATATTGTCTATAACAATTAGACCCAGAAGCATAAATGAATTGATTTGCAGAGAAAATATCTGTTGTTTGATTAATGATTGATGAGGTAAGATTTAATAACCTTGGAAAATTATTTGTTGCAAAATCTTTAGTATAATTTTCCAGATTTATAAATTGACCACCGACGCCAAAAGACATTGTTACATTGAATAAATCATGAGTTGACCCATCTTTTGTTTGGAATGGAGTAACTGGAATGCCTCCAGTCCCCAAATAAAATGATCTTGATGGAGATTCATATGTAAAATATGGCGGAAGATAAAATAATAAATTATTTAAATTGCTTGGAGCATTTGATGCTAGCTGTTGAACGTCTGTGTCATTGAGATATTTGTTATAAAGTTTTAAATCATGTATTTGTGCATTTAGTGGATGGTTAAATGTAAATGCTGTTGGAATATCTGTTGCAGCAGCATTCATTTCAACTAAACCTTCACGTATTGAAGTGTTATATGCAAAAAAATTAACCTGTTCTGATGCGCCTGTATTTGTTCCTTCGTAATAATTTCCGACACATAAAACACTTGGACTTGTAGCACCAAAAGAACCCGTGGCTAATGGGGTTGACAATACAAAAGTTCCTTGTTCAAGTCCATCTACAATGAATGAACCAGAACCATTATTGTACAATGGACTTGTCCCACCATGTCGTATAGTTACATGATGCCATCTGTTTCTTCTAAGAACATTATCGTTTGAAATAAATACATAAGCTCCTGCTGTGGCTTGGCTTGGAATTGTATTTGCACTACTAGACACCTGCAACATCAATTTAAATCCATCAGGATACCCGTTTACGTCTCTAGACGAGCCCGTTATCAACGATAGAGCATAAACTCCAGATACATGCATTATTGTTCCAGCTTTAAAATCATTATTTGGTGTATCGGTTGTATATTTTGGATTTATCCAAAAATCAAAACTCCATGCATTAGATGGAACATATTGCCCATATGAACTTAATGAAGATGAAATATTTGGATACAACAATACAGCATCGCGAGGGTTTTTTGATGATGTAAAAAAGTTTAAGCAGAAATAATTTGAAACATTGTAATGGGATTCGTGATAATTTACTCTGTGATATGGCATCAAAGAATTAATCGTAGCTAGTTTTCTTCCTGTGTTAGAATTAAATCTAAATGGTGGATTGAATCTATAAATATCAACTTTTTGTTGTTTGCGTGCTGATGCCTGTTGAGCATATACACCACTCATATATCCATTAACTTGCGAATAATTACTTGAAGAAACATTAGCAAATAATTTAGCAATATTTAAAATCTCATCAAGATTTTTATCATTAAATAAAGAAGAGCTAAATGCAGACAAAGGTTGCACTTCCTTTTCAATTGCAGAATGTCTTGGGAAAATATATACAGAGCCAGTTGCACCATGTATAGAGCTACTTATATAATTTCTACTAGGTCTCGTTTCTATGGTAAAGAAACTTGCTAAATCCTCTGTGATTTTTAATAATGACATTAATTTACTCTAATAACTAATTTATCTTAAATATTCTCAAATGTTAAATCATTTTGTTAAAAATGATTTAATAAAATAAAAAATGCCCAACATAATTTGCGGGCATTTAATTCATTATTTGACAAACATCAGAAATCTAAGCGAACTTTAAGTGTTATGTCTCGTTCGTCATCTTTCAACACTGGTCTAGATAATTTTGCAACTGCCAATAAATTATCATTTGCATCGTACATGCCAACAGAAGTTATAAAAGTAAATGTTCTTTGTGTTTCTTCTTGGCCTTCGTCAATTACAACGATTCTGTTGTTTGAATCAATAAATGTTGGATTTGATGAATAATTGAACTCATCTGCTGCAAGTCTTGAGAAAAACAATGTTGAATTAATATTTGTTATATTTTGGAACGTTATTGCTGTTGCAGCCGATCCAGAGAATCTGGTACTGCAAATGTGATTCAATGCATCATCCATTGAAGCAGAACATAAAAATTGTGCAAAAGAAGCACTAACACGTTCATAACCAACTGGATTTACAGCTTGAATAGAACCAGTTATTTTGACTGAATTGTCAAAAACTTTATCTATATCAAGAACTGCAATTCCTTTGTCAATGAATAATAATCCAACTTCACTTGTTGTATTAGAAGAATCTACAATCGAAGAAACCTGCCCACCAAATGTAAATAGTTTATTTGTAGACGAACCAATGTCAGAAAATATCTTTGTTGAACCATCTGCTGGTCTATTAAGATTTGATGTGTTTGTAACAATTGATGCTGTTGGTGTTAATTTAATTGCAAATGTTTCTCTTTTGATTTGATCGCGAGCAAACAAGCGTTTAAAACATAAAAACAAAGCATTGTTTATTGTTTGAGTAGAGCTTGACATGTATGTAAATGTTTCATCAGAACTTCCTAAAAGGTTCTGTGCAAACAATCTATATATATCCATTTTTTCTCTCATCATTATTGATTGAGATGGAAATATATATTTTCCATTTAAGTCTATTGTAGGATTCAAGCTAGTGACATTTGATGAAGCAGATGAAAATCCATATGTAATGTCAAAAACAGGGTTAGCTGTTTGCAAAGTAAAATCTTGATCGAATACAGTTTGAAATAATGATGATGTCACACCTGGGCCAACACCACCAGTTACGAAAACTTGATATTGTTTTCTTGTATTGGAACCAGAAATGTCTTCATTAATAATATCAACCAACTGATTTAAAAATGATTTTGTTGTACGTACGTCTTCGGAACTAAACTCTTTAAATATTGCCATTTTTTTACCTTAAATTATTTCAAGTATTTTGATTTACCTGAACTTCAAACTCAATCACGCCGCCAGATTGAACACCTGTTACTTTAACAAATGTGCTAATTAAGCTCTTGTTATACGGGGCACCATAAATCTGGAACTCTTTTTGTGAAATAGCCTTTGTTGAAACCGTGAACGTCAATTTTGAACCACCAAGTGATGTTTCTGATGCATCTCTTGTAAGAATATATGTCGCTCTTTGTTGATTATCAACATGATCAGCAGCCGATCCAGCAATTTGTAAAAATAGATTTGACATTTCTACAATGAATGCTTGGTCGCGTAATTCTACATCAATACTTTGTTCATCGGAAATTGTTTGAGAAACTGTAAGCGTTCTACGTTTAACTGTTGTGTTTCCAATGTTTACAATTCTATTTGTGCTATCTAACCCTTCGCCAGTAAGAGACATTGTTGGAAGTCTGATTAAGTTTGGATTTGAAACAGAAACACATTTATATTTTTGTGCTAATGTTCCATTTGTTAATGCTTCAAATATTGGTGTATTTTTTTCGATTTTCTCTTTGCCAACTGTTCTTCCAAACTTTGTAATGATACCATAATCAATTTCATCATCAGCAACGGCAAACTTGACTATGCTAAAACTACCATCATTTTTAGCTAAAAACTCTCTTCCAGTATCTGTTAATACAGCATCTAGAATAATATTATTCGTGTCATTTTGTAAAAAAGCCATCTTTCACCTTT